TCACCCAGGAAGAAACCCCTTCTAGTATCGTCGGGTGATATCTGCGAATGTGCTTGCCCTGCGTATACTACAGACTCAAGTTGTGCAAGCGACAATATCCCTTTTTCAACAATTGCTTTAGGTAACTTTGGTGAATAAGTTGGTTCGGGTGGTTCTACTGCTGCCATAGCTGCACTTTCGGATAATTCGCCAGGGTGTTCCTTTGCTCCTTTAATTTCAAGCTTCGAAGGTGTATAGGTATCATAAATAGAATCGTCAAGCTCTTTTTCTACAGTCTCGTTGCTTTTATTTCCACTGACTTTTACTTCTAGTTCTCGTATCTCATTTCCTCCGGATTGTTGAATATTATCCCCTTTTCGATCAGTTTGCTTGTTACCTTCTCCAGGAGATACTCGGTTGCTTCCTTCGCTGTCTTTTTGTCCTTCAAATCCGATATTTGTATCACTGGGTTTTCTTCCAACACTAGGTACTTCATTGCTGTTTTTGGGTTCTGGTTGAGACTTGCTATTATCCCTTCCAACATTTCCTTCATTTCTGGTTTGGTTACTCCCATTATCTCGGGAAGCTCCACTTTCGGATTGTCTATCCCCCAACTCATTAGTTGCGCCATGTGTAGTTGATTGTCCTCTATTACTTGCTCCAGTTTTCTCAGGTTTTGCATTGCTATCATATTGATCGGATGCAGGTTCGCTTTTCTGATCTCCTGCAATGTTTCTTTGCCTATCATCGTAAATTCCCTCCTTTACAAGTAATTTGACTACTTTTTTGAGGTCTGGCTCATTTGCCACTAATGTATTTTCTGTTGATCCCGTCTTATCTATAACAATTAACTGTGTACCGAATGTCGTACCGTATTTTTTGTACTCATCAGTATGCTTTATATTGCTAGTTTGGTCTGCGTTATACAGGGGAATGTTAGCTCTGACATTGTATTTTGCTTTTATCTTTTCCCACCAATCAGCAAAAGTTTTGGAATTATCCGTCATCCCCTGGCCTACTATAGCAACTAACCTGCCGCCATTTTGCAATATATCCAATGCCTGTTCTATATGTGCCTTTGCATTTTTAGTGCTGTTCTTATCTCCCATTCTTCCGGCTGTTGCACTAAATGGAGGATTCATAACTACGACTGTGGGCTTTACTTTATCATGAAGTATAGAATTTATGTGTTCTGCATTTTCGTTATATACTTCATCAAAGTCCATATTCTTAAGTATTTCAAGTCTCTTTTGTGATAGTTCATTTACAACAACTTTAGCACCGTTGATCTTAGCAAAAGTAGCTATGCCGCCTATCCCTGCGGAAGGTTCCAGGGCAATATCATTTTTATCTATGTTAGCTGCAAAAGCTGCTACATAAGCTATATGCGGGGGAGTAGAAAACTGTTGGAAGTCTTTCATTTCCTGTGTTTGGTTGGTCTGAGTAGGAAGCAATTCGACTAGGCTCTTTAATATATCTATATTTGATAATACTGCATTTATATCTTTATTGTTTGTATTTAATACCTTACTGTTCTCCAACAAGTACTGATTTACTCCAAGTTCCATAGCATCATGGACTTGCTTTCTGTCATATTTGCCTTCTGATAGCTTGCTTCCGTATGCTTCTTCTGCCCAACCAATAAGTTCATTTATTTTAATGGTTTCATTTTTGCCTAGAGATTCCTTGACTTCATCAGCTATTTTCTGACTAGGGTTATTTGTCTGCTTTTTATTTCCCTGTTGCTTTTGTAAAAAACGCACAATCATACGGTGAAGGTATTCCCCTGTCTGTAAATCTCTTAAACTTGCAACATCGTTTAGTTGAAAATCATCGGAAAACGATATTATTTCAAAATCCTTATCGTAGTATCTGCGTACATCGTACATTGATTGGTTTTTCTCCCATCTAACAATGTCACCAACTTTTAACCTTCCGTCTTTTGAAACGGTTCTCTTATGAGTGTCTTCTTTGGGAGTATTATTATCCTCTTTGTTAGCCAATTCAAACATTTCCTGTATATCTTCCGGTGACATTTCCAACATAGCTTCTGATTGTCCATATATAGCTCTCAGAAACAGCCTTAAATTATCGCCAAATTCCTCAAGCATTTCCTTTGACCATTCTGCGAAGTCTACTACTCCGTTTGCAAGCTTGTCTGCTCCAATGATTGAATAGTCAACTAAATCATCCATAGGAAGTCCGGCATTAAGACGTACATTTTTATGCCTATCTTTCAGTCTTTGTCTTGCTAACTCAGCTTGTGCATCGAGCCATGCAAGGTTATTTTTAACGGGTCCTTCAGGAAGTGTCTTTTTAATCGGATTAACAGTATTGTCGTTCGGCTTAGTGTCTGCGCCCTTCTTCTCACCTTCATTATGCTCTGTTTTCTGATTATTGACAATATTTTCTTTTAAGATTTTTAGATACCTCTTTGCGATTTCAGCAGTATCCTTAAAATATTCCTGCATTTGATTAATAGAATTGCCGCTAGACTTGTCAATGTTTTCAAGGAAAACTTCTGCTACATATCCTTTAATTTTGTCCTCTACAGCTATCAACATATTTTGCTCGTCATTATCTTGGTTTGCCGCAACCTTATTAAGAAATTCATCTGTCAGTACTCTTGTTCTTACCATATTTAAAAGTTCAAGATAATTGTCGCTACCGTACCTATTAGCATTGTTAGACTCATCCATTTCTTTAAGCTTATTGAACACGTCTTCCAAAACTTCCATGTCATTGATATACTTAGCAAGTATTCCCTTTACAACTCTACCTTTTATCAAGTTATTTTGCCAATTATCGGGATAAGACTTCATAAAATCATTATAGGCTCTTAGTGCCTTTTCTTCGTTCTTACCCATATTATCATAGAATAGTTTTTTAATATCGTTGTCTATGCTATCAGGATAGCTCTCTCTTTCGGTATTGACCTCAGTAGCCTTTACTTCTTTGCCTGTCAATTCTTTTAGTAGAACTTCTGTAGGATCATAGTTAAAGCTCCATACTGCTTTTGCCTTTGGATGTGGTTTGTACCATATGGCTTTAAGCTTATGGAATATATCAACGTACTGTTTTGTTTTGTCATTAGTAGGTACATGCCATACATCATTCCCCCTGTTCGTTTTAGTTTTTCTAACTTCAATGCCGTAATCAGACAAGACTTTTGGTGAAACTGTTGGTTTTTCTTCGGATTCTTTCTTTTTGCTCTCTCTCTTATTTCTTGCTTCCAGGTCTTGTACTCCAGCTTTATAGAATGCATCTTCAAGGAACGGAGGGAAGTTATATTTCCCTACAGGGAATTTCTCATTGAACATAGGGAACTTTTCGCCATTTAAACCCTTGTTATAGTAGAATTCAAAGAATTTTGTAAATGCTTGTGTATACTCATCATCGGGTTTATTAAGGTCTGCATTAACATATTCATTGTTTCCCCATTTTTCATAAGCAGCTTTACCGTCTCTGCCATATTTTATTTTATGTGTTGGTTCTTTCTTTTCATTCTGCGGCTTTTCCTCTGCTTCGCCCTTGGTTGCAGTACCTTCCTCATTATTATTTATATCTGCAAACGGTTTATTTTCTGCCGCAGCTTGCTCTGAGCTACTTGGAGGCACGATATTTCCGTTGTCGATAGTTTCTTTTTCTTCCAGTATAGCGGCTTGTGCATTGTTGGGTATATAATCTATCGGCTCTTGTTGTTCTTGCTCAATATATTCATCAACCCATTGCTTTAATGGCATATCAAAGTGCTCTTTATCCATATATTCTTCTGTAAAGTTTTCTAATATATCGGAAACTACCTGTTCAATTTTCCCTTCATCCAAGCCATAAATTTCTCTAAGATATTTTCTTATTTCATTTTGAAGCGGAGTTAAATATTCATTTTCAAACTTTGAGTTAACACCTACATCTAAATCATTTATTCTTGCTTTTAAAGCAGCCTTTTCCTTCCCATCTGCTTTCTTCATTTCTTCTTTTAATTTAGATATTTCCTCATATACAGAGATAGACATTTCGTTCCAACTATCTCTATACTGTGAAGGTGTCAAATTTATGTCTGCTTTTATACCATTGATAAGGTTATTTTTAACTTCGGCTTGTCCCAAGTCTTCGGGTTTATAGTTGTTTTGAGGTATTAAATTGTTGTTGATAGTTTGTACTATCCCATTATTTAACTGCCCTTCCTGCAACTCTGGTGAAGCCACGTTTGGGGTTATAAGTTGTCCACCATCTAATGCATTAACAAAATCGTCTATAGAGATTTCACCATTTATAATTCTCTGTAACTCAGGATATTTTGCAACTATGTCATTCGGTACAGGAGTGCCTAGTTTAATCTGCCTTAAAGCATATACCAATTCTTTTGACATTCCCGTACCTTCCAAGTCTTCAAAGTTTACTGAGGATACCGGATTGCCGTTTATAATTTCAGATACAGACTTTTTATTGTTTATCCCAGGCATGAAAGGCTGTGTTGGTTGAACAACTCCATTGCCGACATTACTGTCATTACCGCTACTACTGTCAATAGAATTAATATCATTCTGCATAGCTGGCATTGCTTCATTTTTTATAAAGTCTGGGGTTATCGGTTCTCCGTTTTCGATCTTCTGAGAAACAAGTTTATGTGAAGCATAAGCAGATGGTAAACCTAACGCACCAAGTATAACAGCCATAGCAACACCACTATAAGCATCTTCGCCCATAGATTTTAAGTCAATTACTCCACCCTCACCAGACATAGCCATATCCGGTTTGTATGTCATTTTCTGTGCGCCTCTGCCTAAGGGGGACATAGCACCCTCTTGAAAGCCTTCAAATACAAGCTCTTTCAGCACACTCAAAGCGGTTTTGCCATACTTGCCTATAAGTGTCTTTGCACCTTCTTCGGCTATATCTCCAGCACCAAACTTCTTTAACAAGTTCAAACCATTTTCTAACGGGAGAACTTCGGTTGCGGCTTCGGCAGTACCACCAAGTAAGCCGTATGCCATCTGTTGACCGTAAGTTGCGCCTTCATTTTCGGCTTCCCTTGCGTATCCACTTCCTGCTAATGTACCGAAAGGAATTAATTGTTTTGCTGCTGTAGGCAGCTTACTTAATGCAGAAGAACTGCCCAAGGTTGCTCCACCCATGCCAGTCATTGCAGCACCGCCGACTCCTGCCATTACTATCTGAGGTAATGAACCTATTCCAAGAGATACAAACTTTTTAAGTCCTTTTACACCTTCAAGGTCTTTCTGATACGCTATAGCTCTGCTCTCGTTGCTCTTAACTGCATTATCGAGTGCCTTCATTATAGGGTCGTTATTTTGCATTTCCTTGTTGTATATTGAGTCGGGTAGTATCTTATCAAGTCCTAAAGATACACCTTCAATTACTTTCTTGGGAATGTTAAACATTCCTGTCTGAGTCTGTGCCACATTACCAAGAAGTGAAGAACTCACGGTTTTTCCCCATGAAGGTTGATTATTTTCTTCCGTTTTCTTCTGCTCCAGCGCACTTTTTATAATATCTGTCTTAGGCAACGTACCGTATTCTGATGGTTTAGAAATTGTACTGAAAGGCTTTAGCATCTGTTCAGTATCATATGTTGACTGTTTGCTTTCCATGCCAGTAGATGGAATTACAGCAGAAGAATACAAGTCTCTTTTCGCTATAGATGTGCCAGCATATGCAGAATATTTGTCTTCCATACCTGTTCCATTTGTATATCTGAAAAGTTTGCCTAGTGTCTGTTTTCCTGCAATACCGTCAACCAATAAACCATTATCCCTTTGAAATCTTATAACTGCCTTTCTTGTTTCAGGTCCATAAATACCATCTACTGTTATTCCTAATGCCCTTTGTATTTTCTTCACCTGTTCGGGACTGTTATCTCTACCTGCAGCCATATTTTCAGTGTATCTTTTAAAAGTTCCCGTTGGAGACTGTGGTTTACCTTCTTGTGCTTGCGTTCTTATCATGCCCATAATAGCTCTTGCGGCATAAGCAGAGCCGACAGCACTATTATTGCTTGTCGGCTCATTCTTGGTATACAGCATGTTATCGGCTTCGTTGCCCTTTATATCCTTTTCAGTTTCTATTTCCGCTTTAACTGTTCCACCACTAAACTTTTTCTTGAACAATTCTAAGTCATTGCCTCTACCTATTGTATATTTCTTTGTATCATTCCCCAATTGATTCACTCTCCTTTATAAGAGTTTTGCGTTATGTTGTAATTTACCATCCATCTGAAGATGTTTTAGACTTCCCAAGGTCATTAATCATCTTGTTATAGTTCTCAATCCCAAGCACATTTTGATAGTATTCCGGTTTACTCTGTATTTCTTTAAGCAAACCACTCTCGTTACCTCTCCATTTGCTTATTACAGTTTGGTAATATTTATCTCTTGCAAATTTTACAGCCTTTGTAAAGTTTGCCGAACCCATTTCATTAATATATGCAGACTGATTATTTACCAAGTTAGCATAAAGTGACTCACCATCGGTATTCATGTTCTCAGCTATGAATCCATCGTAGTAAGAATTTAATGCTTTGGAAGTTGAATTACTTCCACTTGAACCGCTACTTTCTTTGTAATATGGCTTCTTTATATCATATTCCGTATTTAGATAATCTTCTGTCTTAGCTCCCACTTCAACACCTAACACATCTGCTATCCCCTGCGTTGCAACTCCATATGTCTGCCATAGTTTTAATGCCTGATCGTAGGTTAGCTTTCCACCTGCTGAAATCTTGTTACCGTTATCATCCAATCCTTCGGTTATTTTCTTTTCCTCTCTTAATGCTAGTAAATAAGGAATTAGAAAATCATCGGAAGTATCAGGAGTTGCTTTTCTCTTGTCAGCTTCGGCTTTTAAATCGCTGTAATACATCATTATGTTATCAATTTCTCTCTTTTGCGATTTGTCTAGCTCATTTTGTGTTCTTTCGTAGTTAATGTCACTACGGTTATCTGTATATTCAGTATTATACCTTGTATCAGCTATTGTATCCCTGCCCCTGTTGTATGCTGTTTCATCGGCATATCTTTGATTTGAAATATCCTGTTGCATTAACTGCTGTGCTAATGTAGATACCTGGGACTGAAAATCAGCCTGAAGGTTGGACATTATTTCTGCCCTCATTGCTTCTGCTGGCATCTGTCCTTGATATCCCTGCGCAACCATTCTATTAGTTAATGCCTTCATTTGTTCTTCTACAGCCTTATCAAACTCTGGCTTTAGCATATTAGTAGCAAGCTTTGTATAATTGTCTAAATCGTTCAAGTTAGTTTTTTCTGTGCTGTTCACTGCTCTTGCAGCATAGTTTCTTGAACTACTAGAAGTACCACTTTTACTCTGGAGTAAATCTCCACTTGGAGAATACAATCCCGTATCATTTGTCCTTATTCCGACATATTTGTAACCTTTGTCAAGAAATTTTTGTAACTCTCTTGCACTTACTGCTGTTTGTGAACCGTCCGGACGAGTCATCCATACTGAACCTGTTGTTGGATATTCAGTTGAACTTGGCGTTTCAGCTTCTACCTCTTTTACATCCGTGTTTACAGGAGTTATCTTATTCGCATTAGCATTTGCTACACTTGATATATCGACATTGGCAATTTGCTCCTTTTGCCCTGCCGCCCTTCTAATTGCGTTAGCTGCATCGTTAGCGGCTTTCATACCTGCTGAATCGCCTTTTGCCTTGGCAATGGCATAATCGTTACTATAGTCCTCTATTTTTTTTACTGGAGTTGTATATTTATAGGGTGAAGTTGTATTATTTGCATTGGCTACTGCCGCTATATCTACATTCGCATATTGTGCTGTCTGCCCTAATGTCTTTCTTATAGCGTTTGCTGCGTTATTTGCAGCTTGCATACCTGCTGAATCGCCTTTCGCTTTTGCGGCATTATAATCATTTTTATAGTCGTCTATTGTTTTGGGATATACTGGCTTAGGTTTTGTATTATTATTTGACGAGCCACCGGATGAACCACCGTGGGTAGAACCACCACTTGGCTTCGAGGGGTTATAATATTCATTTGCTTTCTTCTGAACTTCAGGATCATCCCATGATTTGCCTACCAAGTCTTTCAATACTCCCGACCTAGTTAATTCAGTTTTTTGTTCTTCAGTTAATTTTGCCATGTTTGTCACTCTCCTTTATAGAGAAATATAAAAATTAGTATTTTGCTATAAGCCGCCCATACCAACCCGAACCGCCATTTATTGACACAAATTCAAATTCATGCATAATTGCCATACTTAGTGTTGGAGTAGTATGGTTTTCCCAAGTTACTGAAACGGGCCATGTCACACCATATAGAGTTTCATCTACTTGCAAAAATAATCTAAAAGCGTATGCCTGTCCACTGATAATGGGACAAGAAAAGCTAAATGTAGTTGCAAAAGTTAGTTTATAATTAAATACATTTGCAATACTCGCATTAAGAGTTTCATTACCTTGACAATAATTGTCTATTTCAACAGTTTGTGACCAACCTTTTAATTGAGGTTGATTTACTATATTTCTTGCACAATTCAATTCACCCGACATTGTACCACCGGTAGTGAGTAAACAGCTTAACAGCGTCCTCACTTCTGCAAGAGTCTTTTTTATAAATGCTCCAGCTCCGGAAGCAACTAAAAAATCATTCGCAGCCGTAGCCAACGAATGATTAATCTTGCCATTCAATGAATTATTAGTATTTGTCTTAAAAGTTTCAAGCGTTTCTCCTGCTGTCATTAATACCTGTGTACTATCCGTTTCAGGATGAAGAACATCCGCATACGAATTATCCGGTGGCTTTATTTGAATTTTTTTGACTGACATATTTATACCTCCTTAAACCAAAATCCGCTTGTAGGTTGTACTGTACCTTGCGTTATTTGGGTTTTTGAATTCCATGTATCTTTATCGGTTTGTGTTACATGCACAGTTGTATTCCATGTATGCCCGCTTAATGTTGTAATATCAGCCTTCTTAGCCAGCTCAGTATCAACGTAAGTTTTATCTGATTTGTTTGTTACTGTATTCCAAGTATCTATTATTGTTTGTGTTATAGTGTCCAAAATGCTTAAATTGCTATGTGCATGAGCCGCACTATAACCACTTTCAATATTTGTTAATCTTGTTTCATGATTCGATACCGTATTTTCAGTAGCCTTTACTGCATAAGCTTCATCGTGGTTGTGCGTAGAATCAGACTTACTTGTCAATCCATCATCTACATAAGTTTTGTCTGCCTTGCCTGTGACTGTATTCCATGCATCTATTAGAGTTTGAGTTATTATGTCCAATACGCTTTTATTCTCGTGTGAATGGTCGTTAGCGTGTACATGTTCTGAAGGGGGATAACTTGAAGGCTTATTTATAACGTCTGTTTCAAAATTAACTTCTTTATCATCCGCACCAATCAACTCAAAAACGCCATTCTCCCAATGGTAAATTTCTTTTCTGTGTTCTCCGTCTATTACCCTTACATACTCGTAATTGCTTGGGTTAAGGTTAGCTGTGACATATATATAATTGACGGGGAATACTTTAGCACTTGCATTTATGAGTGTTTTGACATTATCATCGAACAAAGAAAAATCAATGCGTCTAGGTGTCGTAGCCAATTATCCCACCACCTTAAACCAAATAGCATCAACAGCAGGCTGAGTTGCTCCAATTTGAACAATTCCAAGTCCTACTATGCTTACTCTTTCAAAATACTTAATTGTAATTTCTGCTCCAGCTCCTTCTGGAGATGCCAATGCAATATGTGTACTATCAACTTCGGTTAGACCTCCACTGGTTACACTTCTTTGCAGAGTATCGTTAATGATGGCTTCTACTCTTTCTTCACCAAGAGCATAACTGCCTTTCTGCAAAGTAAATATCTGTTCTCCGCTTGTTCCCAAGCTACCGAAATGCTCAATTCCACCGCTGTCCGTATAAGTGAAAGTACCATCCCCGTTATTGCTAGTCACAATGATAAATACTTCTCGTCTGATAACTGTATCGCCGCCGCGCAAATAAGGTTCTAGCTGACTCTTTGTGTATACATTTGCGGCATCAGCCTTTAAAGCATTTTCAGCTTTTGTTGCCAGAGTCGCTACGGTTGAATCTACTTGGCTCTTTGTGTATACAATTACAGCATCAGCCTTCAAAGCACTTTCAGCTTTTGTTGTCAGAGTCGCTACGGTTGAATTTATCTCGCTCTTTGTGTAAACATTTACAGCATCAGCTTTCAAAGCATTTTCAGCTTTTGTTGCCAGAGTTGACACGGTTGAATCTATTTCGCTCTTTTTATAATATCTGCCGTCATGGTCGCCACTTGTCTTGTGTATTGCTATGGCAGTTGCGTTTGCTGTTATATTGGTTGTGTTTGTCGTTACCCTTGTATGAATACCCTCTATAGTATCAGAAGTAGTCGTGTACCAATTTGCAGTACCTTTCATTGCTTTTATTACTTTACCAAATAAAGAAAGCAGCTTGCTTAGTACACCTGTATTTGTATAAGCATCTGCTATATTTTGGTTTATCGTTCTTTCACCTATTATAGTGTCTGTTGCGGCTCCTGCCTGTATATTACCTTCGGCTATGCCCCCTGCTACTCCAGGCGAATGTTCGGTTAAAGGGTCAAACATTCTATTAATACTGTCTATATCGTTTTCTATTGAGTCTGGCCCTGCTGTGTTTTCTGAATAATCACCCACATTTGCGCTAAATTCCCTTGTTGGTTTAAATGCCATTGTTATTTCACCACCTTAACTTAAAAGATTATAACCTAAGTCTATTTGTGCGGCTCTTGCTGTTAAATGTTCAATCTCAAAAGCAATACCGTAGACAACTACGGTATTTTTTGTGTTAATATAATTGCTATCAAATATTACCTTGCACCTTATACCCTTTAATGCTAGTTCTCTTAGACTAGCTTCTTGTGGGGCTATGTCGGCAGTACCCCATACACCGCCCCAAGGAGTTCCCCATATAAACGAAGCACTATTCAAGTCAACGTCAAAAAAAGTATTGGCAAAATCTATCCTTAAATTAATCTTTAACTCATTTCCTTGGTCAACATTTTGGCTGCTCCATATGAAAAACCTATAGAATATCTTTCGACTAATAGGGTTATCAAAATTGAATGACTTCGTTTCCACATGTAGGTTTATAGCCTTTGCTGCTCCTGTATCGTCTATGTCGTTCTGTTCGTTTTTATCAAACTTTAATACCCAATTAAGGGAACCTACCAGCAATTCATTTTTATATGTTCTTAAGAAGCAATTAGCCTTAATGCCTGTATATCTGACAAAGCTTTTATCAGCCCAATAGCATACTAGAATCTTGTCCCTTATCTTTGTAGCAAGATCTGAATAAGCCAGATAATATTTATTGTCATAGAAAATAGCCTTCGTGTTTTCTAAATTCGTTATTGTTGCAAGCCTTTTTTCAACCTTTTCATCACTTATTTTCTTTATCAAACTTTCTCCAGCGTTTAATGCTATATCCCTGCTAAACAGAGAAGTTGAAACATCATAAATACCATCGTATGACAAGAAAGCAAATCCTCCTGGAGTAATAACAAGGCTATCGCTGGATACAACACCATAAGGTATAGGATAATTACCCCATGTTGCCGTAGCAACATCTTTGCCTTCCCACCCCCACCATGAATGACCGTAACCACAAAGCAGTATATCCAATATCTGAACCATAGCCCTTACAGGCCCGTCGCCTCTTGTTGGATAGAATATCGAAGTTGCTTTAAAGAAGTCAGGCTTATCAATTTCAGAATAATACAGAGCTGCGGCATCTTCGGAATTGCCAGAAGCAAATATTCTATGTGAGCCTGTATGATAAACGAAATATTTACACTTCGCTAAAGGGGTAATATTGTTTGTAAGGTCAGCATCAGCTACAACATTTCTTACATCATTGGGTATTACACCATCCGTTACATCTGTCCACTTTGTTGCATCTCCATAATCGGCACTCGCAAGGGCAATATTTGTCATAGCAGCAATGGTCTTGTAGAAGTGCTTGACTGTCCCAGGTAGTGTAGCGTGTGTTGATACGGGATAGTTTTTAACTATGTCACCTATTGCTAAACTCACAGTACCGCTTTGAGTTGTGTACTTGTAATAACCGTAAACTCTGTAACTCAACTCATCGGCAAAGTAAAATCTATTATTTAAAAAGAAATATGCAATATTGTTACTATTCAATGCAGTAAGAAGATTATTGCTGTCATCCGTAATGTCATACAAGTTCTTATTTCTTACCGCCAATAATTTTACTGTTCCATCTATCAAAGGAAATTCAATAAGTTGCTCAATATCGTTTGCATACGAAACGGAGTTTATATTTATTGTCCCAGGTCTATAAGCAAAACCGCCGCCTCTGTTGGAAAGTTCAATATTATCCCCTTCGTCAAGCTCATTGTTTCTCTTATTATCGGGGTCAACCTCAGATATACCGCCTCTGAAATCCGTATAAGGCACTAACGCTCTGCTCGATTTAGCCATTTACATCACCGCCATAAAGGAGCTGGCATAACCTTTTTATGCTTGCCCTTTGATAAAGTTGTATTAACGCTTCGTATCCCATTGTAAAACTCTGCTAGGAGCCTTGCGCCTTCTCCATCTTCATGGTTGAAATTCATTCTAACCCTTGCAGCTATATAAAACTTTAACTTGGAGTGGAATAACTCGGGTATCTCCGGCACTGCGGATTCAAGCCCTTTTGCTATTTCTACAGGCATCCTTTTATATTCAACCTTGTATGTCCCATCTTCTTCAAATTTAATTCTCGCACCATCTGTCTCGTAGTCTGTTACTTCTTTACTGTCTGAGTTAGTTACGTTGTCTATAGAAATAAATGTCGTAGGTAACACATACCATGTTTTGCTAACGGCAGTTATAGTTATATCATCCGGTATCCTTCCTTTTGGGCATTCGGTTGCAACTTCCCTTAGTGCTTCATTCAATAGAACATATCCAACCGCCGTGCTTATTGTCTGTATAGCGTGGTACTGTGCATGTTCAATAATATATTTTGAAATCAATTAGTCTCACCTGCCTTTACATAAACCTCGTACTATAGGCATCTTTTGGTATTGTTTCCTGGTCACTCTTAGAAGCCAGGTATCTATATATATCCTTTGATGTGCAATTAATGTAATCTGCATATTTCTTTGCATTTTCAATCTCAAGCTTTTCATTGTTTCTTTTAATTTCTTCCCAAAGCTTTTTTGCATTTTCAGCCCTTGTTTCCCATACATATTCAACCGTCCGGCAATCCAATTCCTCAAAGGGTAAAGTCAGACAATAGGTACTGTTATCTTTATTTTCTGTGCTATGTACTTCAAATTTACCGGAAACATTGTCATACATCACAAAATAACTTTTGTCTATCTCCTTCAACCTCTCCGGTATCTTGAATACATTGCTTTCCATGAGAACTTTCATTTTAACCCTCCACATAAAGAAAAGCCAGGACAAACAAAATATGTCGTTCATCCTGGCACCTTTTAAACTACTAAGCTACACCGTCATCCTCAGTAATACCTGTAAACTGTACCTGGCCTATTGGTTTACGGCAACCAAGATCACCGTATTTAACGAGTACAGCATCCCAAGCAGCTTTATTAGCTGTCTGTTTGAAAATTGAACCATCTCTATCAAGGAAATCCCATTCACCCATCTGGTGTAGTATGAAGTCTGCTGAATTAAGCAGATACATAGTACTTGCAGGGCAGAACTTGTCCGATACCAACGGTTTGTTATCGAAGGAAATTGCAGTATAACCGCCAGTGAGTTTCATTGTGTTTACGTTTCTCTTAGTCGTTTCAAGGTACTCATAGTAAGACCTTTCAACACCATAAGAAGTAAGAAGGAAGTCTGGTGAGCTATCGGCAACTATTTCAGCAGTATGGAAGCCTTTTTTTATCTTTATGTCACTGATTATACCCACTGTAGTCATGATTGTAGGAATTAACCACTTGTAGGTTGCTCTGTCTAATCCGTATATGCTGCCAGAGGTTGCAAATATTGAACCAAGTCCGGTAAGTTCCAAACCATAGGAACCGCTTATAGCCAGTATATCAGTTGCAAGGGTTGTTACAGCATCACCATTGATTATAATGGTAAGTGCTGTTCTATCAACCGATGTAATTTCTCTTGCAGCAGTCTTTACAGTACCAGTTCCATCGCAAATATCGATTACCTGACCTTCAATAAGGTACTGTACTGAGTCAACAGTAATAGTATTTACTGAGGTGTGTGCAGAACAAGTAGCAAGTTTGCCTGTGCCATTACCGAATAACTGTCTTCCAAAGTTGATTTTAGCATCCTGCATCAAACCGTCAAGCTCAGTCTCTAAGAGCTTTGTAAATGCACCTGCTGAATTTGCTGAAGCTCTTATTGACTTCTCTGTGATTCTTAATGTACCAAACAGGTTTTTAGTGTCATACTCTGCCTGCTTGTATTTTCTGTTGTTCGGGCTTGGGAGATCACCATCTTCTGCCCTATTTCCAACGCCACCATTTACACCATATCTCATAGCCATCTTTATCGTTGATCCAAATACTTCTTCGCTGTTCTTTTCAATCCTTGCCATAAATGGATTTACTTTTGTATTCATCTGGTCAACAATTACAGGTTTATAAAAAGTTTTGAACGCATCTGCAACTGTTGCTATAGTAATCATTTATAATCATTTCCCTTCGTTTTTAAATTTAATTGCTCAAGCCTAAGCTTTTGAGCATCATTTGTCCTGCTTCTTTAAAGGACTTTGCTTGTGTCGGAGGTACTGCAACAGGTTTTCCACCGGATACATTACCGGATATTACAGGAGGCGGACCCCCTTTTTTTACTCCGGCAGCAGTAGCCTTCAACACTTCATTTCTGAAATTTTCATTGCTGATTGCCTTCTGGATGAATTCTGGATCATTCAGTAATTCATCAGGGCTTTTCTGATTCTGTGCTTTCGTTCCCTTTGCATAGTTATAAGCAAGCTCTATAGAGTTTTCTTTCCCTGCAATTTCTTTGTTGTCATCCAAAAATTTAATCATATCCTCGGAGTAGTCAGTCATATCGGGGTGTGTTGCTTTAAACTGTGAAGCAATACCATCCCATTTCTTTTGGTTTGCGGATTGCTCTCTTTCCTGATATATTGGTTCAACCATTTTTTTGGCTATTTCTTCGGCTCTTGCTTCTGCATTTTTGTTTATATCATCTATAAACTTCAAAGGGTCTTCATAAAATCTGTTTAAAATTTCTTCTTTCTTAACTGCAAGGGCTTCTTCGTCTAATTGCTCTGCCGGATTTTCTTCTGGCTTATCAACAACTTTTTCTACAGGTTTTTGGTTCTCCAGTAGTTCATTTACACGGGCCAACTCCTGCCTTGTCTGAGTGCTGAAGCCTTCAAGATTTGTATAAGCTTTTACAAGGTCATCCTGACTCTTAAACTTGCCTAAAATGAGTGGTGTTTCTTCCGGTGTCTGCTCGGTCCCACCATTAACAACTTCTTTAGCTTGTCCTTCCTGTTTTGCAGTGGGGTTCATAGCGGCATTAAAAAATTCCTGCACCTGACCGTTCAGATCAGTTACGTTCTGACCTGTTTCTCCGGCTTCGGCAGGAATCTCACCACTGTTACCAACTTCTCCACCTTCCTCGGCGAATAGCTGCAAATTTATGGAAGGGGTATAGGGGTTTGCAACGGATACGGGATTATCGAACTTAGTAATCTGTGTCATTACAATTCCTCCAATATTTTTATTCCTGTTGCATGTTAAGTGCCTGTATTGCTTGTTGTATGTAGGCCTCATGCTGCTTAACGTGCATATTAAAAAGTTGAACCAATTCAAGATTCTGGCTTGCCAATTCCTCAAAATCGGTTGTAAGCCTATACTTGTTGTGTTCAACTATGTGTATTGCGTGTTCGTCATACTCTTGTATTTGTGGTATTGTGCCTTTCTTTAAATAGATATTTTCCTTATTAGCTCTATTAGCATGTAAGTTTTCTAGCTCTGTTGCAGCCTCCCAATTGCCAAGCTGCAACATTTCAAATATTTTACCTCTCATGCTCTTATCAATGTTTCCGGTTTCAGGATTGTTGAATAAGCCATATTGTAATAAATCAACTACCATCTGTTTCCTCTGTGCCGGAGTCTGTGCAAGTTCATTTTCAGTCTCAATGACTATATCATCAGAGGTTATATCATTTGCTTCCCACTCAATAACTGCAACATCGTTATCATCACCGATATATCTCAACATTCTAGGGAATGTAGCATATTGTTTAGATAATCTTAACCAATGCTTGCCGACTTTGATTATTGCAAGTCTTATATTTTCAGCCGTCAGACTTAACCTTGTATCATCCTGTTCCTTCAATATCTCAAGTGCTACACCTGAGCCAACGCCTGAAGGAGCTGTACTATCTCTGCTTAATTCAGATACACCGGATATTTGAACAAATTCATTAAGTAGTTTAGTTTCTTCGTCTGGGAATACAGATGGTAACACTCCGTTTTCTATAGGTCTTGGAGGATTGAATCCTCTTTCAACCGTGACAATTTTACCTGGACTTATACCATCTTCCTGCAATTCATCTGTATCTAAAGCACCGTTTTCTACTGAATATGCACCTATCGCAACTCTGTTTAAGTATTCGTGTTTTCTGTTTTTAACCGCGTTGTAGGCTCTTTGTATAGGAATACATCTTTCAATGATTGCTGTACCCCAGAAATAACCTGGATTTTCTACACATACTTGTTTCACAAAAGGTATTCCAACTTTACTCTGTTCACCTATCTTTGACGGTAATTCACCTTCATAAAGGAGAGTCTCGCCAGCCACAATTATTAACCTTCCATTGAGATACTTCTTTGCCGTATTTTCGTAATATTCCTTAACAACTTCGCTATCTTTCTGTTTAGATATGTTAACGGTCTGTATGCTTGCGGTATATCCAAGCCCTCCAAGGCTAATATTGCTGTTCTTTAAGTTGAATACAGGTATTTCCCTGCCCTCAACCTTTACACCCCATTTTTCTTCTATCTCATTGGTCGAATATACCTTTGCATGTATGCAACACCGCATAGTGTCTATATCCTCAGAGAAATTAGAATCAGGATAGAACTCATATGCTGGTACTATTGTGACCTCAATTCCACCTTCTGAAAAATTATCACCATCTATAACGGCCAATTGCGTGCCAGATGATGTATTCCATGTGTTTTTATACAGTACAGTACCTATAAGCTCACTCCATGCGTTAGCTTTTTTTGTCTTTATCTGCATTTCCTGCTGCCGCATTGTACCCTTGCATAAGGCAGTACATATCTTTGCAGTATTTATGTCGCTCTGCTCGTTGGTTGCAGGTCTTACCTTTAAAGAGAGGTCTACCCTGCCAAGCTTTGCAAGCCTGGTTTCATAAATTGGTGCAATGTGATTGAATACTTCTCTTTGCTGCCACCAATAAAGTCTAGGTATTTCCTGTACTCCTTGAGTCTGCATGTTAATGTCGCAATATTGGTTTCCCCTTAGAAAGTTGTTGTTTAGCTGCCACTGTAATTCATAAGGCATCCTTTCCTTTTGCATCCTATCAAATTCCTTATTTACGAAAGATACTAATAACTGTTTCTTTACTTCTTCGTCAAATTCTTCTGCACTCGAACCTTCCCCATCTATATTTGTGTTTTCTTCGTCATTTAAAGTTAAAGCAGGATCTTTATTATTAAAGAACCTGCTTACAGTATTTCTTAATCCTTCAAATACGGGCATCTACACCACCACCTTTCCCCTTTTTATTCGCCAAGCACGTTTTTACGCATGTTTTTCTTGATAATGTTTTCAACCTGCTTTGGGGGTTTCTTGTCCTTCTGATATTCCGTAAGGTCTTTTGCCATTATTCTATTGTATAAATCCCTCCGTTCTATAAAATGAGCTACCTCAATAAGCGCAATTAATACGATAAGAAGAACATCTAATCTATCCATTCATCTTATCTCCCCTTTTTCTTATTTTCTATTTGTACGGGAACCTTCTTTTCTATAACTCTCTCGACTATCTTCTCAACCTCTTTAATTACCTCTTTTATAGGTTTCAATTCATCGGGAAATGTCTCAGCCAATTCCTTCAAACAACTTTCACATAGGTGAAAATGTGTCGCTTTGCTACTGTCGGGGTTACCTATAGAATATTTAGCTTTGTTACTGCATCTTGATATGTCACATCTCAAATTGTATGGTAATATCATTAATTTAGCTTTCATGTTATTTTCTTGATCCTCCTTGAATGGTTTTAAAACGTACATACAGCTCTAAGCAAGTCTTCTACCACCGAATAATGATCTTCTTGCTCGCTTCTGTTTGTCTTTTTGTATAAGTGTCTTTTCTTCTTTATGGAATTTCACATTGTAGTCCTGTTGGTCTCTTGTCTGATATGCTATTGCAAGAGCCATAATAAGGTCATCATGCTTTCCGGTTTGCGCTTCTGCTCTGCCATTTTCATTCCTTACGAATGTAAGCATTTCATCCAAAGTATCTTTATCGTTAAAACACTCTGTTTTCTCCCTGACTATCTGTACAAGGTTTGAAATCATAATTGGTCTTGTAAGCTTGTCCGTTCTCCATCCGAATCTTTCTTGGTATCTGTTTGTATAGGTATCCATTATCTCCCGTTTATACTGCTTGTTATATCCAAGCCTCTGCAACTCTAATACTGGATAAGTGCTAAAATTAGCTTCTATGCTTATCAGCGCACTATTATAATATTTTCCCAGGCAATACATCTGTTTTGTATATAAATCCTCGTCGAATCTGTTATGCAATACTGCAACTTGCTTACCATCAGAGTTATCAATAACCTGTCCGGCGAAGTAGTCTGAACCCTCTCCGGCAGTATCACCGCCTACTACATAAGGGTGTCCGAACTCAGCATCTTGATAGATTGTAATAAAGCCGCTAGGATCATCAATAAACTTGATAGATTCATCAACTATTCTCTCGTTCTCGTACTTATAGAGGAAATAACCTATTCTCTTAACCTTTATATTCTCTACCTCAGATATTCTACTGTTTACCTTCATAGGGTCGAATATCGTCTTACCAAGTACACCCCAATTACCCAAAACGTAAACCATGAAATAGTATTCATCGGTATCCTTTAATGCCATAAGTACCTTGATGTATTCATCATCTATAAACTTGTTATCTTTATACGTTGTCTTTAGAGTGAAGACATCTTCCTTGGGATTATCGAAAAACTCAGCTTTAAGCCAATGTGTAACTGAAATAGGATTAAAGGTAAGAATTATCTGTTTGTAATACTTCAACTTACCCCTAAGTCTAAGGTCAAGCTGCATAAAATCTGCTTTTTCAAGCTCGCTGGCTTCCTCTATCCATATTGAGGTTATCCCTTGGATCGACTTGATTTTTTCTACATCGTCCAGTCCGGCATGTATTACTTGACTGCCGTTTATACAACGTATCTCCATTTCAGTCTTATTTATCTCAAATATCTCTCCCAGGTTCCAATCTGATATTATTTGACACAGCAAAGCAAATGTACTTTGTCTATGTGTTTTTGCAACCTTTCTGACAACAAGTATCTTATGTCCTGGTTCTTCTAACATACGTCTTATTGTCTTTTGTGCGGCAAATACAGATTTACCGGAGCCAACATTCAGGCTCCGCCATATAAAACCAAATATCTGTTTTGATTCTTATATAGCGGATAATAGACTTCGTTAGTGAGTTTCGGTAGTGCTTTTAAGTCTACTCTATACACCTTGTACCACCCCCTTTTTAGACAAATAAAAAAAGCCTACTCACTACCCGTTAAGGCAATGAATAGGCTCTCTCGACGCTCTAGGCGTTCCTGGAACTCTTATATTTTAATAACTGTCAACCCATTTCTAAGGGATGATAACTCTAATAATGAAATTCTTTTAATTGTCCCATCCCTGCATTTTATTTCAAGTACACCGTTTCTTATGAAAAATAATGTTCTGCCGCAAGTTTTACATTTTACTTCCGTATTTTGCAACTAAACCGACCTCCTACAATGACTTACAATCAAATATTTTTGATTAGATAAGGTATTTATGCCTCACCCTATTTTTTGATATAAAAATAAGCAGGTTTTTGTCTATCCTTTACCTGCTTTCTCTCAATTTTGTCTTTATAATCATCGTCCAGAGTCAGCCTTAAACAGCTATTCCTTAAATACGAACTCTTAGGAACTATCCTCTTGACAATAAGCCGTATTAACATTTCACAAGTGCTTTGTTTCTTGGAATGTGCATGGTTTTTATATTCTCCGTCGGTGTTTATTAGAATATAACCTCTGCTATCTTGAATAATCTTGAAGTTATCCATTTAACACACCCTTTACAATCACATAAATCTTGTAATGCGTCATAATGATTTACATTATTTGCTAACTCTTGTATAATGTTTTTGGGTAGAGATAACCCTACTATAGAGAAAATCAAATCCAGAAAGGAGTGAGACAAGTCGGAGGTAAAAACCTCCGCAAGAAAGGAGTAATCATATGAGAAACCTAACTTGCAAAACGTCTCAACCATTCTCTTTAGTATTATCTGCGCTTGTTGCTGAGCTGTTTGAACCTTTGGTAGATAAATTCTGCCAATTTGTACTCAGTAGCAGTTTCATGTTGCAGTGGGTTGTCAGGTTATTTGTTATAGCAATCATAATTTTTGTTACTTACATAGCAGTTCTGTTATCTCAAATAATCAGGGACTTCCGAAAGCTGTAGCTTTTGGGAATCTCTACCCTTTAATACGGTTTGGAATGTATCATGCTTAATGTATAAATTTATGATGAACTCATATAATATTGATAACTTAATATGGAACGAGGTGGGCAAGATGACGCTGTGCATCTTTTTAAGCTTCTGTATCGTTGCAATTATTGCACTTACAGTGTTTAGTGCGAAAAGGTAACCGAAAGGTTACTGATTCACACAAGCTTAATAATGATAAATATAAAAATGCAGACATCTTGTTCACTTGTAATAGGCACCTGAAAAGGTGCTATTTTATTTGCTACGTATTGTTATGTGTCATATTGTAATTTGTAGCTGCTCTACCGGCGAGTCATAATTCATCCAAATTACTTCTTGCCGTGCTGCTCCGCTTTGGTCATTGTTCTGACCTTCATTTCATTCCAGCCTCTATCCTCAAGCATTTCTTTGTGCAATGCAGATTCATACCCGGATATAACTACCGGTCCCGGATGCTGCGGCAATACTTTCATGAGTTCAATATGCTCTCCTTCCTTAAGTATTTCATTTGGTACTGTTGTTTTACATGGGACGTGCGTGTTTCTTCAAGGTATGGAGGATTTGCTTCAACCTTTCAGCAGCCAATAGGATTCTGTCAGGATGCTCATTCCAGTGTCTCATTGCGTATGGAATACGTCATAAATTACACACTTTTAAGCGTCATAGTAATTTAAAACTACCGTTTTTTTACAAAGTACGTTATAATTAAAATACTATTTATATGAAGGGTTGAAATTATATGAAAAAGCGTAGTCCAAATTATGTTTTTTTATTTGTTACACTATTTTGTACTTTCATTTTATGTTTTGTGTTTTCTGAGGTATTACAAATAATTAAAATATGTTTAACTCTCATGGCACTCTATATCTTATTAGAAATTTGGGAACAATTCATAAATCGGTCAATTAGTCTGTTTTTCCCAATATCTTGGATTATTATTGCTCCAATAGTCTATTATTTTTTGTACGCATTTGTTGCTCATTTCATAATGATAAGAGTTCCCTCAACTGCAGGTTATTTGAATAATTTAGGTATTTTTGTTTTTACATTTACTACTATATTTTCATGGTTATATGGCATAAATAAATTCGAGTATGAAAGTTACAAAATATCACTTTCCATCGTCAATACAATCTTTATTATCTTATTGGCTTTATCTTTTCTGACTTCTTACAATTTTGATTTCAGCTTATCAATTTTCAGCAGTCAATTTTGGAGTAACATGCTATTATCACCATATAATAATAATAAATTAGAAATGCTTTTAAAGATAACTACATTGCCATATGTTATTTCTGGGGTACTTTGCAACTGTATTGAAGAATATAAACAATACAGTTCTAAAAAAATAGTTTGATTGACACATCGGTAAAGAAATAAACTTATTCTTTTAGTTGCATTTTTTACGCATTTTTTTGTGAAATTTTTTGTATCAATTTTACCATTTTCCCCACAGCTTTGTTTTGAGCTGCATATTCTTTTCAAATTTTTAGTATTGATTTATTAACTTATTATGGTAGTATTTAAGTATATTCAATAGAAATGCTATAGAGGCTGGTGTATGTTATGACAGCAATTTTAAGTAATAACTGGTTTGTAGGAATATGCTCATCAATAATGGCAAGTATTGTAGTTGCAGTATTAAGCAGATTTTTCCTTGGTAAAAAGCGTAAAGAAGGTTTTTATTCTGTGTATTGCCTTTTCTTAGGAGTATTATGTCTTTTTGATTTTGTTTCTCTAACGTTCATTAATAACATCATTAGTACCTATACCGGAAAGTTTGATCCTATAGGACTTTTTAATATTTTAAAAATAGCATTTGGAATTATTTATATAATGTCAATCTTAGCTCTTCTCTGTATTACAATAACAGTAATAATGAAAGATATTATCGAGAGTAACATGAATTATATGAATCAAGCAAGTAAGAGTCTACATAAAAACATTGATAAAATAGCTGATATAGCATCACAAATTACAGAAAAAACGGAAAAAGATGTTTAGTATTTATCACTCCTTTTGCCAACTCCTTTACGTCACGTTTTTTTCAGAATGTACCTTACCTTTTTTTATTTTGGCAGGAATAACAGGAACCGGACCTATATCTTTAACTTCAAGAGCCACTATTCTACCGCTAATTATATTCCTGTATTCATATCCATACACGCCATATCCTGATGGCATTTGTTTTTTTAAGAACATGTTTTCATCTTTATACCCCTAATATTCTTCATAATAGAGTCTCCTGCCGCACTTCGGACAATCAACTACATCATAGATACTTCCATCATCCTCTTGAACAATGTCGTAAAACAAGTCTTTATACGCACAACCACAATAAGGACAATTATCAGAACCATTCCATTCTGCTTTGCTTACTTTTTCTTTGTCTGTCATACTTGCCTCCTATTATTTAACAGATGAGAAAAAAGTCTTTTGTTTTCGGCGGTACATTTTGAATAGTATGCGGAGGTAAAAAAATTTCCCGTACCTGCCTGCCCCCCCCTCCTGCGTTCCGTACCACGTCGCATATGCATACCCAACATGCACCCAGGTAAAAATGCACAGGTACACACATAAAAAATAAAGGAAGGTTGCCGACGGCTCCGATATTATATGTATAATCCAGCCTTGGGCTTGTCCTCCCTTTATATGATTAAACCCTGAAAAGCCTTGAATTTTGAATTTAAAAAATTCTGCGCGAAACAGAGGTTTCGTGCAATGCCCTTCTAACCGTTGCAATTACTTGATTCTTAAATGCATTTTTATTATGTCTACTTCAATTTCCATTTTTGTTTCAACATTTCTTGTATTGGTACAGTGAAGCTATGTCACTAAACCCAGTAAATTAGCCAAAGTTATTTTTGAACCTATTTCCAATTCTACTATTCTTCTATTAATTTCGGTTCTTCTGCCTCTTGCAGCTCTTTAACATCTTCCTCTGGAGGTAATATCGTGAGGGTTTTTACACTAACATTATGGTCTATTTCCTGCTTCTGCTTCCACCTGTCAGGATTACGGTTGTTAAGCCAGTACATAGCCGCTAATGTATCAGGCATGTTTTCTTTTACTGTAGTGCTCTCTGTAGTCTTGCCATTTTCGTCTACAGCACGTTTTACTTCTGTGGTAGTACATTTGCCCGTTGCTTTCTTAAAAAGGCTTTCTGCGACCTCTGCATCTGCATCCCGTTTGCCCCTTTTTATGGACTCCGATAAACTAGGATATTGTTTCTTCCACTCATTTAAAGTTGACTCAGTAATTCCAATAATTTCAGCCATTTCCTTATCAGTTGCACCTAATAAACACAATTTATATGCTTTATTATCAGTGATACTGCCATTATATTTTAATTTCTTGTCTATATTTTCTATATAGATACTGTTTTCTGTATCCTGTTTTATATTGTCGCTCATATCTTTCACCTGCCTTACTTCCCGTCCTAGTATTTCTATTGCCTTTCTTGCCCACTTCCTGTCAGATTCCTTTTCTTTTTCGTTTAACTCGTTATATGGGGTATCTATTTGTCTTTCCCATCTATCTACATTCTCAGGCGTTAGATTATCTAACATGTACTTTGTCCAATACGCCCACTGTTCATGCTCTAAGCCTGCTAATTCTTCTAACTTATCGCTCATATCTTTTCACCTTCTAAATTTTATAGCCTTACCATCTCTCCCAGCCTTGCGGAAGTAAATCACAGTCAAGCTCCTTTAATATTCCGTCCGCAATCTCAGCAGCGTTTTGACATGGTTTATATGCCGAACAGTCTCCTTCATCTGCACCTTTCTTAGCATAGTCAAGCATATTGCCAATATATTCGCTTAGTGCAATTTGTAAGATGCGTTTCCGGTCCTCTGCTATTTCTAACCTTATCACATGTTTTCACCTGCCTAAAAATAATAGCAATCATTAAAGACTGCCATGCTCCAGCTCCCACCCACAGCTATATATGAGAAAACTCCCAATCTACCAATTAAAACAGCAACCATATAAAAAATAGTACAGGCTCTGGAGTGAACCTGTACTAAATATTTTATTTATCTAATTCTATTATACATCTCCCCTAAAAAGTTGTAAACGGTATGAAAACGGTAAACTTTTCAACGGTTTATGTTATGTTCATAAAACGTTTATATATGCAAAATGTATATATATGGAGATAATTTATGTATTATTTAGTAAATACGATACTGTTTATTTTTTTATGGTTATTTGTCACTTTTTCATATTTTTATTGTTTTTACTATGTACATAAGATGATGTATATTTAAAGTGGCTGAATGGGAAACCCTACCGGACAAGGCGAACCAATGGCTAAAACAGAACCATGAAAACTTAATAGCACAGCTTGCTTGATGAATTGGCATTAGCCAAATATACCTCGAAGCGAAAGCAGGATAGAGGGAGCGATAGAGCAGGCTGGTTTGCACATAGTAAATAACTTTAAGGAGTGTTGAATATGTTTGAAAATAAACAAATCGAAAGAGTTTGGGCAGTAAAGAACATAAGGAACGGTGAAACAATTAATAGCATCCATGTAAAACATTTTATCCAAAATCTCGAAGATAACAAATTAGAGCAACTTCGTAAAGCGGAATACAGGAACTTTTTAATGACAAGCGACAGCAAGTTAGAACATGTAAATGTAGACGTACTTGAAACCGGAGTATATTTTAAACTTGAAGGCTGTAGGGCTGCATTTAATGTGTTCTGTTCCTATGATGGGGACATAAAGAGAAAACCAAGTAATGCAAAGGTGTTGAAAAGTTACTCAACTAGAGAATATTAAAAGGAGTGTTGATTATGTCATATAAAAGGTTAACTCATTGGTTCCAGAATGGAGAAGTTCTCCATAACGACAACGGCTATGATTACAAGGTAATAGATGCACATATGCAGACAGAAGTATTATTTGAAAGAGTAAGCGACGGTGAAAGAGTTCTGGCTACTTATCCAAACATGTACGAAAAAACCGAAAACAGTAAAACAGAAGTTGTGCTCTCGTGGCAAAGTGGAAAATACATGACATCAGCGTTAAACGCTATCCACTCTTTAACTTCCTCAAAACTCGTCCCAGCGAGTATAAACAGGCTTTAGGCTGGGAGCGGTGCAAGTATTGAAAGGAGGCTTGCATGTAGTATTGGGAAAGGAGGGATTGCAAATGGAGAATAGCACGAACATCAAATTGCCTACTATGAAAAAGAGCAAAATAAAATACCTACAGGAGCAGCTCAAAAATAGCAAGAAAATCATTGATGCATGTATTAAGCACTTGCTAGAGGCAGGAGTAATTCAAGAAATCAATCAAGAGCAAGCACTTAGCATAATTGATACTAGAAAACCATTAGGACTGTTTATCCAAAAGGACGGTGGAAAGTATATCGGTATCGACAACCAAGACCGTGAAGCATGGACTGAGGAATTTGACGACAGAGATACATGTATTTACTGGCTACTAGATGCCAGCGTAATCGCAGAAAAAGAAAAATAGCCTCCGGCAACTTACCACAGTCAACCGGAGACTAAACCCTAAACCCAACCGTCAAGAGAGGATATAGGCAATATATATTATAGCTTATATCCTCTCTAAGTATCAATTATATATTTAGGAGGGATACATATTATGTACGGAGTAAGCTTAAGTACTGCCGAAAATAGGCAGAAAGTAAGAGAAATATTTTTAAAAGGGTTTGTAGTGCAGGAATATCCAGAATATAATTGCACAATCGGAACTCAGCCAGATAAGTTAGAAGCTATAGCCTTTAAAGGTACAGCAGGTAAACCAACATGGCATTATAAATTTGAATCAGCAGAAAAAATGCAAGAGTACATCGACAAGTATCTAAAAGAACAAAAAGATAATATTGAGTATAATCAAGAGCGAAAAAACAAGCGTAAAGCTCCAGCTTTATCAACAGTACCATATAAGCCAGGTGACATACTTTATGATTCTTGGGGTTACGAACAGACAAACATCGACTTTTATGAGGTTATAGAAGTCAGGTCGGCAAGTACAATAGTAATAAGAGAAATTGACAAAGATATTGTAGATGCCACAGGGCTTATGAGTGGACATGTAACACCAAGTCTAGGCGAATATATTGAGGAACCTATAATAAAGCGTATAAGATGGTATGGCGGCAAACCTTATATTAAATCTGAATATGGCAGTATCGGTAGATGGGATGGAAAACCAATAAGTTGCAGTTGGTACGCATAGTGCAAGGGAAATTGTCAGGAAGTCAGCCGAGCCGGAGCAATCCGGTTCCGCTCAACCTATTACAAGGAGGGATACTATGAATTCAGTACTGGAATTCAAAAGTGTAGAAGAAATATTTGAACATCCCGAAATCAGGAACAAAACAAAAGTAATATTTAAAGACAATATCTACACTTTTAAAAGACAAAACACAGGATGCGAAAGGGGTGTACCAAAAGAAGTATTAACTGCATGTGTTTTTCGTTGTGACTCTGAAAATCATGAATTAGTGGTATTGTTTAACGATAATAAATTGAGATATGTAGAAACAAGGTATTGTTTACCATAACAATTGGTAGGTTATCCTACCCATTAGCAGGAGTTGATAAGAAAACAGCGAATAATTAGGGGATGATTTAGTAGCAAATTGAGGAGGGATATTATTGAGGAAAGTAATTAAGGGGCGAGTTTATAACACAGCTACATCAAAGCTTATCGGGAGTAGCAAAACCCACGAACTATATAAAAACACTAAAGGCGCATACTTCTTATACTCATACTCAGCCAAAGTTAAACGAATAGCTCCACTTACTGATGAAGAAGCTCAGGCATGGGCTAATAAAAATCTAAATATGAAAGAATACGAAGCTGAGTTTGAGAATATGGGAGAAATAGAATCCGATCTTGTAACTAGGGAGAGAGTCAACCTAACATTGGACATAAAAATCTTGGCAAACCTCCGTAAGCTTTCGGCTGAAAAACATATTGCAATGGGGAGAATGGTTGACAAGGCTGTTATGGCTATGTATGGAGAGGAATTTGAGAAGTTAAGTAAAAATGGAGAGAGTAGCGATTAAGTGAAGCTACCCTCCTTTTTATTATTAAAACATAAACTATAGATGCTAGACAGGAGCCTATAGCTGTTGCTGCCAACTCATAACGCCCAAAAATTGACGAAAATTATGCCAATAATTTGATAATTTTACAATTATTTTGAAAAGTATTTACCCATATGGGAATATGTTGTATAATATACATTAAAATACATATGAGACATGAGGTGGAACGATTGACATTATTTATTAGTAAAATGGGAATGACAGAACGTGCCATAAATGAGGCGGATAATGAGAAGTTAATAGCTATGGTGGAATTTGTATCGCAACATATAAGAGAGTTCAATGATGAAAAAGACTATGGCATACTGCAACTGCTTAAAAACAAATGCACCGAAAAAGAACTTACGGTTAAAATGTGCCGTGCTATAGGCATGTACTATTTTTACAGGAACAATATGACGTTTGCCAGAGATAAGCTGCGTCTGGCAATAAATAAAACAGAGGAAATCGGAAGGAATGACCTGATTGCCGCCTATAGCTCGGAGCTTGGGCTTGTATTTTTTTACGAACACCAACATATATTAGCCGAAGTAGAATACAAACGTGTAGAAAAATTGTTGCAGGATATTCACGAGCCTAACCGGAATGTACTGTTTCTTCATTATTATAGATATGGTATACTGCATAGAACTTTGCATGAATATGAGCTTGCAGACAATGCATTGGAAAAAGCTCTTTCATATGCTGAAGAAAAAGCTGAAAAGGGATTTACTTTGATGAATATCGGTATAAACTTTGAACTACAATCAAATTTTGATAAAGCACTGAAGTGCTATGAAAAAGCACTAGATACATTTGAAAAAAGCGATTATTTAAGTAAAAGCACAGTATATAACAACCTGGCGGAGCTTTATAAGGCAGCAGGCGACTATAAAAAGGCACTGAAGCATATAAACAAGGCATTTGAATATCTGGATAATAAAGATGCATCTAAGCTTTTTATTTATTTTACAACCTACACGGAAATTATGATATTATTGGAAGAGCCTGAAAAAGCCTTGGATAAATTCATGGAGATGTTTTACCATGTAGAAGATATTACCGTATATAAGAGCCTTATCATTGAAGGTATTGATTCTCTGGCAAAAGCAGTTGCGAAAGACGTAAAATTGCTGAAAAAGCTGGATACTGTGGTGGCAAAGCTTATTAAATACACATCGGCAGAAAACCATGAGTATAAAAAAGAATTGGAAAGATGCCTGGAGAATATACGTAAGTACATGTAAGATACAAAATAAAGAAGAAGCCTCCTGTCCGGTTTAATACCTATACAGAAGGCTTTTTGCTACTTATTCCTGCATTTCTTTAAGTAGTACATTGTGCCAATAATTATCAAACGAATAATTGAAGTTTTGCATTAGATAATTGGGTGCATAAATTCCATCAATACTAAATTGGATCTCTTCAGGTATATGCTGGCAAGGTTGAAAAAATTCTACGTGCAGAGGTAAACCATGCTCGCCAAATACAGAGTTCACTTTTGTCTGGATTGTAGTGATACCATCTGCGCATCCAATAATATTCTTTTCATATTGACTTGTATTAAATTGATGATTTTCTCCGTTTAGCTGCCTCAACAAAAGGTGCTCTCCATCGGGTAGTTCAGGTTCAAGTTCATATTCAAGTTTTATACAATATGGATGAAATGATAATTCCTGCGAATCTACTGAAAAAAGTTCTTTACGGTCAACAATTTCCAATGCAGTTATATATAAGTAGTGCTCTTGTTTAGTTATAGGATGTACAAATTCTATCTTTTGCATTTTTGTTGATTTACCTGTTGTATATTTACACTGCTTTCTAATAGGAAGAATATGATTTGCCTTTCTTAGTGTAAATGAAAATGTATGAAATGGTTCCTGTGGCATTATATTAAATTCAACACATGTTCTTGTGCAATAAAAGCTGGAGTCTGTTGATGATAAAAAACTATGCTTTTTTCGTAAATTACATAGTTCGGGTTTGCAATATGGCAACCAAGGTATATAAATACTAGAGCTACTTTTCCAATTATTATTTGCAGACTGATTATTAAGCATGATGCTCTCAAAGTGTATCATTTGTACTGGCTTTTCTGCATGATTATAGATAAATTTATTTTCTAGCGGCTGTTGATTTTGTTCATTTTTTTCATAAAATTTCCGGATTTTGTCGTTATCCAAAATAGTAATCATATCAAATGCAAGTCCTTTAGGAAAATAGTATAGCACCGGAATTCTGTATTTTATATCCGTAAACTCGAATTCCCAATTAATATTAATTTCATTTGCCTTTATCTTAGGTCTATTTACATCAAATAAACTTGGATTAAAATAGCCATTCATAATTTTAACCATTCCTTTCGCAAGCTCAAAGCACAAAAAATTATGAAAAGATTTGCTTTGGCTATTTTCTTCTATTTTAGCATATGAAGCTCTTTTTGGCTAAGAATCTTCTAAACTCACCTGAAAGCGGTTGTTTCCATAGACAATAAAAGAAAAGCATAATTTCCTGCTTTTCTTTTATATATGAGTAATACAGCTTATTAGATATAAATATAAGGTTTAAGGTATTGTCACTATTTTACTGGATTCATAATAACCACCTGCAATTTCATTCACGGCATCAATATCGACATACATGCTGCAATCTACTATAGTACCTGAATCGAAATATTCTCCAGTAGCGACATAGTTGCTTATTCTAGATGCTGGAACGGTATTTACAGTTCTTATTTCATAAGCTCCAAGACCATAACCTGAACTATACCATTGATTCTCGCCTATCATCCGTGTAAGTAAGGCCCCTGGACCATATGCAGTGGTATAAAAACCAAGTCCATCTGCTTCTGAATAACTAATTTTCCAGCTAACACTAACGTAAACCACACCACTTGCTAATTGCTGGCTAGTAAGTATATCTTTGTTTTTGTCAATCTGCTCTTCTGTTAATTTTATCAGAACTTGACCATTATGCTCAGCGATAACGTTTAAATTAAGTTTTTCTATTTCTGAATTAATTTCTGCTTCAATTTTTGTTTGATCCATTTCGTCAAATTTCTGGCTAATAAAGTCTTTTTCACTAGTATCAGCATAAACCATGCTTGTTAGTGAGATGCTTAGTATAAACATACAAAGCAATAAAGATATGATTTTTTTGCGTTTCATTTATTAATTCCTCCTAATGCCATAATATGTATATACTAGCATACTAAGGTTTGTAATACAACCAAGATTCTTACAGTTTATGTAATTATTGTAGTATTAGTTGTATAGCGGAGTTTTCATAATAACCAGCACTTATAACTACTCTTTAAATTCTCAACCATTTCAATATATAATTGCATGCACTCTATATTTTGAGAGCTTTTAATTAAGCTTATGCAAGGCAAGATATAATTATTGTAAATTTCTTCATAAACTGTATTTTTATTTGAAGATTTATCAATATTTCTTACAATAGAGGGGCAATAATGTAATATTCTTTTACCAATTCAATTCCATTTTCTTCTTTTGCTAACTAATTGTCTCTAAATTCTCTTAACAAAGTAAGCTCATTACAATCATCCGTATAATAGTTTAGTTTTTGTACAATCCTAAGCTATCATATTCAGTCAACTTATGCTTTTGTTTGCAATATTATTGGTATATTAATTTTTTACTTTTTAATGCACAACACTAATTATATTATTTAATTTAATGATTCCCATTAAATCCAACTCCTACTTAGCATTACTACAATATGTAATTTATGATATAATTAATTTGCTTATACTAAGAACTAATTTTAGGACTAGAGTATTTATTCGTATAAACGGAATATATAGGTAGCAATATAAATAGAAATTTTGAGGTGAAATTATGCAAGACAAACTAAAGTTCATAGATTTATTCGCAGGAATTGGTGGTATAAGGCTGGGATTTGAAAGTGTAGGATATAAATGCATTTTCTCTTCTGAATGGGATGAATATGCAGCAAAAACCTATGAAGCTAATTTTGGTGAGAAACCAGCCGGAGATATTACTAAAATTGACCCTAATATCATACCTGACCACGATATATTATTAGCAGGGTTTCCATGCCAACCATTTAGCATTATAGGAGATCAGGAAGGTTTTAATCATGAAACTCAGGGTACACTTTTTTTCAATATAGAAGAAATACTTCGAGTTAAACGACCAAAAGCTTTTATGCTTGAAAATGTGCGTAACCTTACTGCACATGATAAAGGTAGAACTTTTCAAATTATATTAACTCATCTTGAAGCTTTAGGTTATCATGTTTATCATAAAGTATTAAATGCATTAGACTTTGGTGTCCCACAAAAAAGGGAAAGAATAATAATAGTCGGTTTTATAGATAATGTAAAGTTTGAATTTCCAAAGCCCTTACCAAAAGAACAAAGAAGAACAATAGCAGATATATTAGTTCCAGAGGCTGTATTAGACAAGTCTTTGTATGCAACAGATTACATACAGCAAAGAAGAAAAGAGAAAATGAAAGTACAGCCTGATTATGTCTTTATAAGTCATGAAAATGTAGCTGGTTCTATAACACCACACAATTATAGTTGTGCTTTAAGAGCAGGTGCATCATCAAATTATCTGCTGATAAATAATGAACGTCGACCATCAGCAAGAGAACTACATAGAATACAAGGCTTTCCGGACGATTATAAAATAGTTGTGTCTTATGCTAATATAAGAAAACAGACTGGAAATTCAGTGGCTGTTCCAGTTATTGCAGCGGTAGCACGTCAAATGAAAAAAGCCATAGATGAATATGAGGGGGGCAATGAAAATATGAATAGAATACAAGCAAGAGCAGCACTAGATGCTTTAATTCAAAAATCAAGAGTACACCTATACAAACCGATTCAGATTGCAGAAATTCTTTATAGAAAAAGAATTGACCAATCAATGGATTTACTTGATTTAGAGAGTTATAGGAGTAAGTCAAAAAAATGGAGGGATGATATTTCTATTGAATTGCTTGGTAGAATATGTAATAGCTCTGCACGATTCCAAGATGACCTTTTTAACGAAAATGCAATACCACCAGCAATACTAGAATTACTAGGTGAAGAAAATAACATGACAGGAGGAGCAGTTGAGGCATATATATACCGCAAATTTGATAATAAACATAGTCAATTAGCAAATGCTTTGGGGTACTGTGTAAATAGCACAAGAGAAAATTTCAATATAAAAAGATTTATTGACTCTTTTTGGGAAGAACCAGGATTAAAAAGAAGTCTTGATAAGGTGTATGAAATTATAGTTTATGCTTTATTTTCAACTATTATAGATGAATTAGAATTATCAGTGCAAGTATCTATTAATCATGATAAACTAGATATTTTACATGAATTTGAGGAATTTACTAAAAGTGTACTGAATATAGATTTTAGTAAACCGATTAATATACAAAAAGCAAGAGTATATAGGGTTGGTGTAACTAACGCCGCAGACCGCGGACTAGATATGTATGCCAATTTTGGACCCGCAATTCAGATAAAACATCTTACACTTGATGTTGAACTCGCTGAAAATATTGTTGATTCAGTTGCAAGTGATAAAATTGTGATTGTCTGTAAGACTGTAGAAAGAGCAGTAATATTATCATTATTAAACCAGCTAGGATGGAAATCTAAAATTCAAAGTATTATAACTGAGGATAATCTTATAACTTGGTATGAAAAGGCACTTCGTGGTAAATATGCTGAACAGATGGGAACTAAGCTATTAAATACACTTGTGGAAGAAATTGTTGAAGAATTTCCATCTGTACATAAACAAGTAAATATACTTACACAAAGACACTATGAAAGAATTGTAGATAACTTCTGGAAGTAAAAATTTAATTGTAAGGAATGGAGTTTTCGTGTATTTACTTTTTACTACTAACAATAGATTTAAAAATTGTTTCATTAAAAGTGATAAAAAAGTGATTCACGCTATGGATAGAAAAAAAGATACTGTAACTTTTAAGTATTTTTTTTCTTGTCCATTATTTTTATTTAAAAGTTGGTAAACTTTACAATGGTATCTGGAATGCACGAACATATGTTTACTCTGACTACGAATCAGAAGATCGCAGGTTCGAATCCTGTCGGGCGCATCACTTTTACGAATTATAGAAACCTTGAATTTTCAAGGTTTTTTGTATTCTACTTTGTGAAATTTTAGTTGAAAACTATATATCACATTAAAAAAAACGAAGCAAAAATGTGGAAGATATATAAGTTCTATTCAATTCCTTAAACTAAATATGAAAAAGTGCTACAAAACCTCCTGTTCGGTTAATACCTATACTGGAGGTAGGTTTCTTTTTTAACCTTCTTCCCATTAAAACAATTGAAAATTCATATAGAGGAATCACAATAATAATCTCCAAATTTAGGCTTGTACAATTTCCTTAACCTCTGCTTCTGTTCCTCCGTCAATTCGTGAAGTTATTTTACTGTTACCCTCTGTTTCAAAATCTCCCTTTCTTCCTGAATTAGTCATCCGTGGGCTTGTTCGTTCCATAATCTCTATGTTTATCTCACGTATAATTTTCTGATCCTTCTTCCTAATTGTCTCTAAACTGTAGCCTAAAGTAACTCCTATTGCCCTATGGCTCATTGCTCTACTGTTCTTTTTCTTAAGGTATCTATTATTTAGTATATACATATATTCGCTATTGCTTTTATACCTACTTATTACTATATCTATACTGTATATAATAGACTTATAGTAAAATATCTTGCTCTCCAGCCTCTGCATATACTCTAATCTTGGGATGGCTATGTTCTCGACAGTACTATTACTGTTATGTTTATAGTGCTGCGTATTAATATTATCATTACTAGGCACAGGGAAAATAAAGTATTCCACTTGCATACCGCTATATTCTTTAAGTTCAAGCATAAGCAGATCTGTTTCTTCTTTGATTGCATCTAAATTGTGTAGAAAATATCTAACTCTATTCGGTCCGATAGTAAACTCCCCCCTCCCACCTTGTCATCGTTCTACCATCTAGTTTCTATAATTATCACAGTAAGTTACTGCTACAGCGTAAGCTTGCCATATATCCGCTTTAAAACCATAAAACCAATCAGGCTTGTCCTTTGTCCCTTTTCCGTTTTTTAAATCATGCTGTGCAAACCTGTCTATTAGTGACAATCTTATATTCCCGTCTTTTGCTCTCTTGCTCCCACACAAGTTTAGTTTTTCATCTTGACGGTATATCTTTGTTGCTTTATCACAACAGTTAGTTTCTGCAATGACAGCCTCCCAAAATCGACCTATCCAGAATACTGTTTCAAATACTTCCTTGCCGACTGCCATACCAAAAGAATCAATCATTTCTATGGCTAATTCCTTAAAGTTAAATTCATAGAGTATTTTCTCCAGTAATAAGCTGTTTTCAATTTTCCCAAACTCAACAGGTTTCAAATCCTTTGGATCTAAAAGTACATATGCAGATTCAATGCAACCAGGATCAATTGCAAGTATCATTCGTCTGCACCCTCTTTAAATATTATCACTTGTTTAAATCTCCTTCGTATTTAATATTGTGATACGCAACATCAACATGCACATTCCGATACTTCATTACCCCATGATGTCCACCCTTCACGGATATTTCTGGCGAAAAGTTCAATATATTCTGGATAACTGACCTTTTCTATCTGTTCATACATTTCTTTTGGTTTTTCAGAATGCTTTCCCCTCGGAGCAATCAATACAGTTGTTCCCTGCTGCCTTCTGCCTGTAATTACTTTGTATGGCATAAAGCCTCTTGCACCAAACAAACATACCTCATCAAGTCCTCTGTAATACTGTCCTAATCCTGGGTTTTCAAGCTTTATCAATCCATTTTCTAGTCGTTCACCTTTTACCCAGGTAATCTTTGTTTTGTAGGTAAATCCCCAAGCTTTCATAACTTCAAGCCCGTTCTCAATATAGTTATTTGTTACCCATAAATACAAATGGCTGTTTTCTTCGGCTATTTTGATTACCGGCATACTCTTAATTTCTTTTACTGACATCAAATTGTAATGTCGGTCAGCACCTCTTTTTATCTTCCCACCGCCATGCTCCGGCCACGGTGGATCTGCATATATAGTCTTGTATTTGTCATCAGGCAATATAATCAATTATTTCACCTCACTATGCCGCCCCATTCTCATTATCTGCCCTCACTTACACAACACCCATATATCCCACTTTTGCGCCCCTCTATAATTCCCTGCCTTGCCCTATCAAATATTATTAATGCTATTGCATCAGTGCTAATTTTCGTCTCTTTTGCTATCTGTTTTATATCTGCTCCGGATTTATATAGGGATACTATTTTATCTATTGTGGTTACAGGGTAATCAAGTTCTATGTCCGTCAATATGTATACTCGATTTGCCATAATACTACCTTGCTTGTTTCATATAGTCTTCGTAAATGGTTTTTTCTACTAGGTTTTTAATGTCATGTTTATAAACTTTAATTCTCTCGCTTGGTTTTTTGCTTCTTTCCCTTTCTTTTATTTGACTAAATACCATATCTACTAAGCCCGATATCGTTGTGCCACTTTTGAATAACTTAAGAATATTTTCTTTATCATTCATGGCTGTTATTTCTCCTTTCGCCTAACATTGGCTTGCCTATCTTATCGGTTAATTCTTTTATATTGTTCCTTATGCTCTCAGGCAACAATGCTTCCGCTTTTTCTCTTGCTTCAACCGCTTCAACTTGCCCATACATTTTAAAGAATTGTCCCCTTAATACATCAATGTTTTCAGCTTCGCAAATATTTTGCCAGCCTATGTATTGAGTTATCTTTCTTGATCCTTCGCTCATGCTTGCCAGTGCTTCTTCTTCTCTGTACCATCCATAGTGCCTTATTGCCTTTTGTACCTCTCCCCATGCTTCGGCTGCTGTCATTTGCATAGACGGATTCGTTATTTCTAGTGCCTGTTTTCTCAACTCCGCTATAGTCGGAGAATAATCGTTTGTAAGCATGTGTTTCTTTATTGCTGTTTGTAGTATGCTATAATCTAAATCGCCTAATAGTTCATAAAATACTTGTGCTTTTATATCGTTTACTTCAAATTTGGGATATACTTCTGTCAACACAGTAAGCAGCTTCATCATTTCGCTTTTTACCATACCGGTTCACCTTCTTCCTCTGCTTTAGCTTTGCTATAGAGTTCTAAGGCTTTATTAGTGTTTTTGTTACCTGATATTTTAGGTTTGTAGTTAATCCATGTTTCTATTTGTTCATCTGACCTCATTAAGAAATCTATAGTTGCATAGAACTTTGTATTTTTTTCATCCTCACCTAAATGCCATTTGCTTTGTCTTATATTGCTTATAGCCTTTTTAATCATATCTACATCATACCGCTTTAATCTTGCTGCTATATTTTTCTTGCGTTTATCTGTTAATGTTAATTGTTCATAGTAACCATTAAAAGTCTCACAATAGAAGTTAAAGATACAATCTATATCTTCTGTTTGGTTTGGTGACGGTTTACGGTTACGTTTAGGTGACGGTGACGGTGACGGTAACGGTTGCACTGGATTTTCCGGTGTACAGTCCGATGGAATGTCCTGTGGACAGTCTTTGTATTTTCTCTTTCTTTCCTCCCTCTTTCTGTTGGCATCATATGCTCTCCGGTCTAATGCCTTATACCACTGTTCTTGCCATGTATCCCAATCGTGTAATATATATACACCATCCCCATAATCAATCCAATGCTTTTCTATAAGACAGTCCACTATTTTTCCTGGGGATAGTCCTGCGGACAGTCCAATGGACAACGCATCTTTGATATCATTCTTGTCCGAACCTCTCAATTCACCGTCTTTTGTAGCGTTATTTATGCCCCATAACCATAATGAAACTAGTATTCCTAATGCTTCCTTTTGAGAACAACCAATGCACTTAGAAAGCTCTCTTAGCTTCATTCCAATTACTTGTTCGTGAACACTTATCCAGGCCATTTACTCACCTTCTTGTACTTTTCCTGGCATTTTGGGAGCGGCTCCTCTAGCATTTCATTGTATTTGGGCAAGCAATAAGTCTTTTCACTTTACTACCTACCCTAAATACTGTATTCCATAAACTTTAAAAGCCTTCTCAAATTCCGTTAATCCTCTAGCCTTTGCCATATCATAGTGAGTATTGCAGAGGCACATTTTATTGCGTTCTCTGTCCAGAGTATATGTAACCCCTTGCAGCCCACATATACAGCATCGAGAGTATTTAATGCACATGTATAGGTACTTGCCTATATCATCTGTTCTATCTATCGCAAGCTCTGTGAGAGGTATATCATTCTCGATTACATACTCTATAACGTTGTTGATAAGTTCCCTAGCTGTGTTCATGCTGCAATCAGATAGAGAAAAGTATTCCTGTCCTGTCTCAGCACAAAATAAGAACTTATGGAATTCTTTCGTATATTCCGGAGGATTGCCGCTATAGTCGCTAATGTCCTTGAATGTGGCGTAAAGCTTCTTGCGCTGCTCTGCTGTTATCCGCTTGACATCCTCAAGCCTTAGTTCACCGCACAGCCCCTTTTCATTTGCATAGCGGAGGATTTCTTCTTTACTGGCATTCGTGGCAACCTGCATAAGTGTATGGTTTTTATTTGATTTTACATTTAGTACTTTTACCTGAAGCCATGCTGTCTTCATAAGATTGTCCTCCCATAATCGCTTCGCAATCTCATATATCACATTTACAGTTACACAATTACCGGCTTGTTTATATAACTGACTATCTGAATTTACTGTAGCTGCTCGTTCAAAATATGTATCTGGAAATCCTTGCAGCCTAAAACATTCCTTTGGCGTTAATCTACGTATGTTTGATTCAACTTGATAAAGTCCTGTTTTGCCTCCCTGCCCCCCACCGCCAGATTTTAATGTTCTGGCTAACCCGTCGCTGTCATAAACTCTTTGAGCATCACTACTTGGTATTAGCTGTCTTAATTCAACTCCATGCTTGTCCCGAACAGTTAGGGTAAACATTTCTTCGCCTGGTTCTTTCATTCTTCTTCCATTCTGTCTCTTTTCTATCCTATCTGGTGTTAAAACCGCTCTTACTTCTACACAAGGTACTTTATCAACTCTTGCGGCTTGTAATGTCCCAGTTTCATCCTGCTTTACTGTAACACTGCAACCATGTGTGTTTTGATATACAAAACTACCGCTCCAGTTACTCATTCCCTTTGCTGTTAAACAGAGTGCAGCTTCGTATATTTCTTCTTTATCCGTTCCGAATCTGTTATGTATTCCGCTGCTTTCTCTGATAGGAAATACTTCTCTGGTACTTGTTCCTCTAAGATGTCCAACAATGAACACCCTTTTCCTATTTTGTGGGACTCCAAAATCTTTGCTGTTAAGCATCTGGTATTCGTACCAATACCCCAATTCCCCCATAGTGTTGAGAATTGTTCCGAAAGTTTTTCCTCCATCGTGGGAAAGAAGTCCTGCGACGTTTTCCATGAAAAGATATTTAGGTTTTCGTACTGCTGCCAACCGCATGACTTCAAAGAATAAAGTGCCTCGTGTATCTTCGAAACCTCCTCGCTTTCCAGCAATGGAGAAAGCTTGGCAAGGAAATCCTCCACAGTAGCAGTCGGCATCTGGCAAATCTCCAGGCTCAACTGCTCGTATGTCTGCTGCATTCCATTCACTCTCCTTTACGTTGTGCATTGCTCTATAACTTCTATCTGCGAACTTATCTATTTCACAGTATCCGACACATTCGTGTCCTGCCGTTTCCATACCTAACCGAAAGCCACCTATGCCGGAGAATAAATCTATAAACCTCACTTATACCACCCCATAAGGTTCATATATCTTTCCACCCATTTTCGTTCTTACTTCATCCTCGGATAGACCTTCATCAAAATACCTCTGCTGTGCTATTATTATCAACTTTCGCCTTAACTCTGCCCCGTATGGGCTTTCTATAAGTCTATGACACTTGTTACCCAATGCAAAGCCTGTTTCAACACTCTCATGTTGTGTACGCTTCCCGTTGCCTCCAATGCAATGGTGAAACTCTGTGGCATTTTCCATACCACAGACTTCACATATTGCATAAGACTCTCCAGGAGGAGTTGCGTGCTTAAATACAACTTCCCTTATATGCTTGTCCATTACTTATCCTGCAACCCTTCATAGCCTTTGTACATTTCGTCATACTGGGTTTTATTAAGTTGAGCTATCTCAGTTACGTTGTATTTTTTCATTGCTGTTTTCTTGACCGATTCTGCATTGTAGCCTTTTTTATTAGCTGTAGAAAATAACTTTTTCACCTGTGCATCTGTTATGTTGCTTTCGTGTTGCTCTTGATTCAGTCTTGCGTTTTCTACTTCTTCTCTGCTTGCTACTGACTTCTTTATTTCAAACCCCATCATAGCTAATGCTCTGCCTACTGCTGAGGTTTCACAATTTTCAATGTGCGAAGTCTTGTTTATAAAACTGCTGCCTTCCTTCTCCATTGCATGTCCTGTTGTTGGGTGCTTGTCTTCTCCATCCCTATAGGCATAGGCTTTTATTATTACTTGTCCGTCTTGGTTGCTGACAATATCTGTTTGTATGCTGCCCTCTGGGTGCTTCTGATAAAATTTTTCTATACGCTCATTGACTTGGATATAATCGTTTAAATCAAAGTTCCCTGCCATTTAATCTACCTCTTCAAATCTTGATACCCATAAGTCGGAGAAATGAAGCAATAACTGGAGAGGTCTTTCTTTACCGTTTAGCTCTCTCCCCATAGGCACATATAATGCGTTATGCCACAATATGGCGTATTCTTCTTCTTCTGTAAGGTCGATGAATTTGCTAATGATCTGCAAGGATACTATTTCATGTGGTATATATAGCCTGTCTTTGTTTGTTTCATAAGGCTTGTTGTCTGATACCTTACCTGATTTCAGAATGTTTGCTGTGTAGTTTGGCTTTCCCCTGTAGGTTGCCTTGCCTATGTCGTGGAGAAGTGCGGTAATTCTTATACTATTTGTGTCAATTGTTTTATCAGTAGTAAACCAAGAGTCAGCCATTCTTTTATATACATTCAAACTATGTTCGGCAAGCCCACCTTCTTTACACAAGTGATATTGTGTTGAACATGGAGCTGTAAAGAAATCCGATTCCTCCATGTACTTGATAAGGTTTTCTATACCAGGTCTTTGTGTTGACCTTAAAAGGCTTAATATTTGTTGTTTCATTTATTTATCCTCCAATCTTTCTTCTTATTCATCAACTTTCATTTGCAGCCTGTCCACTTCCTGCTGTAGCTGTTTGTTTATAGCCTTGTAGGAATCCTTGCCATAATAAATTTCATCCGCTATGTCTATTGCTTGGTTTATCTCTTTAAGCTCTAGCCCTACATTTATCACCGTTGGAGTATCATTGTCATAGTGTGGCATTATTACTATTAATGCTTTAGTCTTGCCTGTCCATATTGCTTCACCCTGTACCTCAATAGAGCATCTAGCTTTCCCTTCATCATTCTCTAGGAACGTGTATTTTTCAACCTCTTGCCCATTTATCTCTATGTATTCCATCAGTTAACATTGACCTCGCTTCCCCCTATTACCTGATTCCTTTTTTCAAAATATCCAGTAACATTTTAACCGGATCAAAGGAGTCGTCTAAAAGTTCGTGAACATGTTTGTCTAAGACACCCATTGAAGTTATTATTTCAATACCACTTACCTGGTTTACTATTATATCCACCACTTTTGTTTCACCTTTGTGGAAAACTCCTATAAACTTATTGATTGTTTCTGTGCTGCCATCATTGAAAACAATAATAGCCGCTTTTACCTTCTTCTTATTCCCTTCCTTGGTTGACGTTGATGCACTTGTTGATGTACCCACTGTTGCCCCTTTTGGTGTGGCTGTTGTTCCTTCTTCTAACATTTAATTTCCCTCCTTAAATTTAATAATTATTTTTAATTTTTAGCCTGTTTAAACGGTATTAAGACAAAATATATTGTCATGTGACTTACTTATACCACCCCTGCCCCTATCTTTCTGCTATGCAGCTACAGCACGTCTAAACCATGTGTCTTTTATTTACCCTTGCTGCCCCTTAACTTCGCCATTACATTCCTGCTGTACTCGGTTGAAGTAATACCCCTACTTGCCATTTCTTTCATTCCACCTTCGCCACAGTTATAGGCTATATACTTCTCATGTCCTTTGTACTTGTCCAATGTTGAGAGAAAATAAATGCCATATGAAATGTTTTGTTTAGGGTCTTTTAAATTATCAAAGCCCATGTTTTCAAACTCTTTCTTATGGCAACTATTAATCTGAAGCAAACCTGTATCTTTTGTTCCGTTTTCATTTTTATGTACTAATTCAGCATTAAGTGTTGGGTTTTCCGTGAGCATTATGGCAACTGCTTCTTTAACATCTACCTCGTATCTTTCACATTCACTTTTAAAATGAATCTGTAAATCATATTCCAGGGGAATACTTTCGTCATATTGCAATTCTTCTAGCTCTTTGTTCATTGTTTCTATTTCTTCCGTATAGTCTTGTACCTCTGGTTCTACAGGTTCTATGTTTTCATACTTATATTCCATCGTGCCTACAATCATATACAGGATTAGAATTAATGAAACAAACAAATATTTCCCATATTTGTCATTATGTATTGTTAAAACCTCCTTGTTATGATATGCTTTGATTACCAATTCCTTTTTATATTCATTTATATATAATTTTTTATATTTGCACCCGAAAGGGTGTTTTTCTTTTACTCCTTTCGGTTTGATATAGTAAGCTTGTCCATACGCTATTCCCTCCTTTGCTTGATATTTATTTCATCCAGTGATATATTAGCATTGAAAACTTTTATTTTTTTAGCCGCTTATATAGTGGCTTTCTTTTTATTCTTCTGCTGTTAGTAAGTTCTGCTTATACTCCTCTATACTCTCTTCCAGTTCCGCTATATTCTTGAAGACTTCTTCCTTGCGTTCTTCTTCATCCTTGATATACGTTAGGTATTCGCCATTTTTATAACCCTTGATTCCTATTTGAGCCGATTCAATGCGATCTCTCCAATAAGACTTGTTGGCATACAATATTTCCACTTTCCCAAAGTATCCATAGCTTGCTGATACATGGTCTTTATCAACCCACATATTAGTTTTCCAAGGGAAATTATTAACTGATATTCCTGCAAATTCGGTTGCTTCACTTAATGCTTGACAAGGTCCATAGTCAACACTAAGTATTGAGCTTAAATCATCGTTCAATTTGCCTTCAATATGCTGCGAAAGGTGAGTTATAAACTTTTCTCTTTTTTCGTCTGCAACTGGTTCAACTAATTGTGAAGCCATCATAGTCGCAAGGAATCCATCTAAATCACTATCCCCATTGTCAAACTTAGGTGATACAACCTTATCCGCCCACCACTCAGATGCTATTAATGCAATTTCCTTAACAGATTTACTCATTGTGTACCCCCTTTCAATTAATTCCAGCCGCTTTTATCATTTTACTTCCTCCTTATAGTTCTTAGTCTTGTCCTATGTACTCGTAAAACTGCTTGGGATTTATGTAATATGTGTAATTGTGTTTACTCAACTTTATAGCTGTTCCGAACCGGAAAACTCCACGTTGTAATGCAATCCTTAAAAATTGTTCTGAGCAATTCATAAGTTCTGCGGCCTTTTGGATTGTTATTTTTTCCATTAAACCTCCCCCTTACTTCTCATTTCATCTGTAAATATTTCATTTACTTTAACCCCGAAAGCTTTTGCTATGGATTTTCTACTGTTTAATCTTGGATAGCTTTTTCCGGATTCCCATAGCCAATATCCCTTTTGATTTGTACCACATTTTTTTGCAGCTTCATCCTGTGTCCAGCCATTAGCAACTCTTAACACTTCTAATCTTTTATTCCACGTAAGTTTATTTAGCACTACACTCATTCCGCCACCTCCCTTTTGCGTAAATTCCGTGTGTATTTATAAGTTTACGTCTTATATTACGTGTCGTCAATTGTCAAAAAACGCAATATTACGTATTTTATCGAATTATCCTGCTTTATCTTACCTGTTCATTTATTTACGTAATATCGTTGACTAAGTAACGTAAATAACGTATAATGTATCTGACGAAAAGAGGTGAAATGTTTGTGCTTACTAGAAAAGGAATTGGAGAATTAGTTAAAAATGCTCGCAAGTTGAAAGGAGAGGTTTTAGGTATTAATTATACTGGGAAAATGTTAGCCGACGAATTGAAAATATCACGAAGTTTTTTAGGAGATATAGAGACTGGCAGAACTAAGGCTCCAGATTATTTACTAAAAAGTATAATAGATATTTGTAATTTGGAATCTGATTATTTTAAAGATAAGAAAGTGAAATCTGAAAATTCGACGTTTAAATATCCCGAGATATTTACAAATGCAAATGAAGCAAGAAGTTATATTAAAGAACATAAGATATTTTCAAGCGACGGTTTTAATATAGATGAAGAGAGTGACGACAGAGTTTTAGAGTTTGCGAATGCGTTAATGGACCAGATGAAATTGGTAGCCTATAAATATAAAAATGGGAGATAACCATTGAATAGGAGATGTCCAATGAACTGGATAGATGAAGTTATCACGGAGATAATTAAACGTTACAATACAAGCAACCCTTACGCTATATTGCAATCTATGAATATCAAAATTGTTAAGGTAAATAAAAAATGTCCAATACTATTAGAAAAACATTGCATATACATAGTAGACTTTAGCACTGTATATATAAGAGACGATTTAATGTTAAGTAATGAATTATTCTATCTTTGCCACGAACTAGGACATATAATACTTCACGGATGCGTTGCGCTATCCATAGCAGACTTAGACAGAATGGAAAAACAGGCGGATTATTTTGCTTATAAATTAAGTTGCGCTAGTCCCAATAGGACAAATTTTCCCAGTATGAACATTAAATCGATTGCTTGCAACACAGGTTACCGGAAAGGGTCTTGAAACAAATTATAAACATATGGGGGGGAATGATACTATATGATAGAGCAGGAGACAGAAAAGAAAAAGTCAAAGAATAGGTCAAAGAATAAAGCTTTAAAGAGATTTAATGGTCAAGGTACGGTATATAAATTATCTGGCAGAAGGCGAGAACCTTGGGTAGCAGCAATTACAAAAGGTTATGAACTAATTGAAAAAGAATTAGCCGATATCAAAGTTACTGGCAGTTTTGAAAATGGTATCATTTGCAATACTGATATAAAAAATCTTAAAGGTAAGGGGTTAAAGCCCAAAACAAAAGTAAAACTAAAGATTACAGAGATGAATAATCGTATTGCAGATGGCATTATTAAAACAATTAATAAATTGGAAGATGGGCAATGCCTGATTAGTGTTAAAATCTCTGATGAAAAGGACAATGATTTATATAAAAGTCTTCCAACCCATGTAAATATTCTTAGCAATTATATGAAAAGGATAGCAGAAATTATAGATTGCTTTGAACAGGAAAATCAGGCTATAGATGCACTGGACTTACACAGGCTCACACAGAATAAACTAATTGAACCTGTTGAACAAAAATCCACAATGACTTTAGGCCAGATTTATGAGGTTTATTCAAAGACTAAATTTAAACAAAAAATAGGTAAAAGTACAATAGACGGGATCAAAGCATCGTGGAAAAAGTTATCAAAATTTGAAGACCGTATATTTTCCGAGATTCGTTCTGATGAATTTCAAGATATCGTTGATGAATGCAGAGATATTGAAAAGGCAAGTAAATCTTCATTAACAAAACTAAAATCACTTATTTATGCACTTTGCGATTACGCTTATCATAATGGCATTATTAAAACAAACTACTCTTCGCTTATAAAAATTGGTGAAGTAGATGCTACTGAAAGAGAACCATTTACCGATTTAGAAGTAAATGTGTTTAAAGAGAATGTAGATACTGTACCGTGGACTGATACAATATTAGTCCTTTGCTATACAGGTATGCGCCCTATAGAAATACTTTCTCTTACAAAATTTAATATCGATATGGAAAAAAGAATTATAACAGGCGGTGTTAAAACCGATGCAGGAAAGAATCGTATAGTACCTATTCACTCACTTATATATCCAATATTTCAAAAATGGTATGGCAAAAACGGAGAGACAATATTCTGCAATGAGAAAGGGAAAAAACTTTCAGTTAGGGCATACCGTGAAGATAGATTTGCTCCGGCACTACAGGCAATGGGTGTTAGACCCCTCACTCCTTATTCTTGTCGGCATACTTTTGCTACCATGATGAATAGGGTAAATGCGCCTTCTGCAAATATTCAGAAAATTATCGGCCATGTAGTTGGAACCGATACTACAGATAAAGTTTATACGCATCCAGAAATTGAAGATTTAAGAAAAACAATAGAAATGTTAAAATAGGTTCGGTTACTAACATGTTACTAACAAATGTGCTTGCAACCCTCTATTTTAGGCACATATCTCTTGAATGGGGTTCAAGAGGCCGGAAGTTCGAATCTTCTCACCCAGACCATTATTGAAAGTTAAAAGCTAGTAATTCTAATGAATTACTAGCTTATTTATTTTTTGAACTCATGGGACATATTGTTAATGTAATAGATTTTGCTAATATTTTACTGATAGATAAGAACCCGCACAAATTATTCTAGAGGCTTTTGCACAGTGCGGTTATAAATAAGTATCCTTTGACAGATGGTTGATAAAACGTTCCAATGCAGGGTTGGTATTACTGCTCAGCCAAACAGCATCGGTGCCGACTTTTTGATCTTCTGTCGGAATTACTAACGTGGCAATACTGTCTTTTCCAAGATAGCTTTGGCTTTGACCAAGTATGGCAACAGCAGCGCAGGTTTCTACGTATAAGAATACAGCATTGAGGGAATTGGCTTCAATTACTTTTTGGGGAGTAAACGGTAGAACTTTATGCTGATCATACCATTGGATTTTATGGTTGTATCTTACAAAAACTTCATCTTTGAAATCCTCTGGCTTTAAATCATCTTTTTGATATAGCGGATGATTTTTTGATAAGTAAATAAGAGGATTTTCGCGATTCAAAACGAGTCGCTGAGCACCTCGAATGTCCACATCGAGAACTGAGAAAAAGAAAATCATATCCAACTCGTTGGTAGAAAGCTTTTCCAATAATTTTTCGTACGAGTGTGTTTCAATGCGTATTTTTATATATGGCTCCTGATCTGTTAATCTGCTGAAAAGGTGAGGAACAATACGCTCGATATCCATAGATTCACAAACGCCAAGGCGAATTGTTCCTTGCTTGCAAACATCGATATCTTTGGTTTTGCTGATTAGATTGTCAAGTTTAGGAAGTATCTCGTTTAGCCCTTGATACAAATTTTCACCCGCAGTTGTTGGCTTTACACCCACATTTAATCTTTCAAAAAGTTGTACGCCAAGCTCTTGCTCTAATTGAGAAACTTGCTTGCTGATGTTGGACTGAGAGGTAAAAGCAACTGTTGCCGCTTTCGTAAAGTTTTGCTGTTCCATAACCACCATAAAATAACGCAACTGCATAAATTCCATCTCCAACACTCCTTAATGACTGCTATTCTATTTTGGAATGACATTCATACCACAAGTTATGATTCCCGTAATAATAACTGGATATTTCCGATGTTTCGACATATTTCATATAATATTATTGTATCAAGTTTATCATAGAAAATCCGAAGAAAAAATGCAACTATTTTCGGTAATTGATAGACAAATGCTTGGTAGACTTTATGCAAATAATCTAAAAGGAGTGCTATATGAAGTGAATGAGAAGTTCGTAAACGAGACACACAGTCAAGTCCCAGTCTGCGGTGAATCTGACTTGCTTGTTATTGGTGGCGGAATCGCCGGTGTTGCAGCAGCGCTTGCCGCTTCACGAAATAATAAAAAGGTAACTCTCATAGAAAAAAGTATTATTCTGGGCGGGTTGGCAACTCTCGGCCATGTATGCATCTATTTGCCTCTTTGCGATGGGCTTGGTCATAAGATTTATGGTGGTATAGCAGAAGAGCTCTTATACACTACCATAAAATATGGCTATAGTAATGTTCCTGATGGCTGGGAATATGGTGTTAAAACGGTAGAAAAACCTGCTGGAAGATATCAGACTCATTTCAATATCCCAGCTTGTGTTATGGCATTTGATGAGCTGATGGCAGAAAATAATGTAGAAGTAATTTTTGATACTGTTTTTTGCGCACCAATTATGGATGGTAATGTTTGCAAGGGTGTCATTGTCGAGAATAAGTCTGGCCGTAGTGCTTATATAGCCAAGATGGTTATCGATGCTTCGGGCGATGCTGATGTTATGTTCCGCGCTGGAGCGCCCTGCATAGAACAAAAGAGTATCGTCTCGCATTGGGCTTACGAACTTGACTTTGAAACAATGAAGAAGGGTATTGAGTCCGGTGATATCATTAATACTATTGGTTTGCGCTGGATTGGGTTACGTCCTGATGCTGACAATAGTCAAAGTGAAATTCCTAGGTTTTACGGTACCACTAGCGATGGAGTCAATGCCTACATTCGCTTCAGCCGTACTTTAGCACTGGATTTCCTGAAGAAGAATCGGCGTAGTGATTACACGATGTTGTCGCTTCCCACTATGCCTCAGTTCCGTACAACTCGTCGTATCAAAGGTCAGAAAGAACTGTCTCTTGTACCTGGCTTACATTTGGATGATTCAGTCGGATGTGTTATTAACTGCCTCGATAGCCCTGCGGCAGTATATGAGTTCCCATACGGTGCACTTATCGATGGCAACATAACCAACATCATCACCGCAGGCAGAATCGTCGCCGCTGATGGTGCAGGTTGGGAGATTATGCGTTATATTCCAGGTTGCGCTTTTACCGGTCAGGTCGCTGGTACTGCAGCGGCGATGTCAATAGACGCAGGCTGTACACTTCAGAACGTAGATGTTGCTGAACTGCAAGAAAAACTCACAGATTCAGGAGTCCTGATACATATGGGCGAAGACCTGCGTGATAATGAGGGTAAGGCAGCTTATGCGGAACCGACCAAGCAGTTTGATCCGTTAATCAAGTTAGACTCCTTGTGCTACCCTACATCACATTAAGTAAAAGCAGTTAAAGGTATTAATAATTAGGAGGTTAAAAAATGTCTAACACAGTAGCTGAAAAGAAACCTGTTTCAAGGGAAAAAGCAATTGTTCGTTTTATTGTTGCTAGCATTATCGGTATTGTTATATTCTTTGTGAAACTCCCAATTCAGGGCAGTAATACTCTTCCTATCGACTGGATTACCAGTAAGGTTGCTGGTGCATTCGCTCAATATAGTCTTATTCTTGCTCTTATTTCTTCTGCAGTTGTTTTGTATAAATTGTATGTTACAAAATTTTGGAAAGATCGTCCTGTTGAGATTGCCCTTAACTTGATGTCGATTTTTGCAGTTGTATTGTTCATTTTTGATGTTTTTAATTGCATGCCGCAGTTTTTTATTGACAACGGCGTTTATACCAAGACACTTACAACCTTGGGCAAATTCTGTATTGGTATCGCTACGATCATGTTCTTCCTGCCTCCTCTTATCAATTTTGGATTGTCAGAAGCGCTTGGCATCTTTGCTCGTCCTTTCACTCGGCCGCTATTCAACCTGCCTGGTAAGAGTGCAGTTGTTGTTGTCAGCGCATTCATGGGTAACTTCACCGTTGGTCACCTTCAGACTAATGACCTTTATACCTCAGGTAAAATTAACCATCGTGAAGCTGCAATCATTGCTACTGGATTCTGCACATCTTCTGTCGGCCTTATAATGGCTGTACTTAGCTCTGGCGGCCAGATGAGCAAATTTACACTTATCTTCTTTCTCTTGTTCTTAGTAACGATGGTAGTTACTGCGATTACATCCCATATCTATCCTCTCTGCAAATACCCCATTACGTACTACGAGGAAGCTACTCCCTTGCCCGAAGAATACGAGAAAGGTAATCTGTTCAAAGTGTCCTTTGAAGCAGGAGTTGATGTTTGTGAAAATACAGTGCCCATTCTTGAACAGTGCGTTAGATTTGGTATTAAATCTTTGCCTGTTGTCGCAAATATATATGTTTGCGGTATTGGCACTATGATTATATTCACTCTCATCAATATGTATACCCCTATCTTTACTTGGATTGGTCTGGTGTTCTATCCTCTCATCAAGCTTGTTGGTTTGCAGGATGTGGGCCTCATCTCTAGCTGCATTGGCATCAACGCCGTTGATAATATTACGTCTCAGTTGACGCTGGTAACAGCTACTGGTGTTGCACCTTCCACCATTCTCTTTGGCTGTGGTTTTGGTATCGTTACTGTTATTTTCTTCGGTTCCTTCCTTGCTTCTCTTTACTCTACTAAAATCAAGCTGAAGTTCACTGATCTGATTCTTATTTGGTTTGA